TTAAGTAAAATTGGAACCCCAGAAGATACATGTCCAGTATGTTTGCGTTCTATTTTAGAGCATGATAAAACTACGATTAAAAATGAAATAGATACATTAAAAACTAATATTAATAACGAAAAAATTAACCTAAAAGAAATTGTAACTAAAATAGAGGATGGAAGAAAAAATAAAAAAAATTTAGATTTGGCTATAGAAAAATTTTCTAAAAAAGTTAATGATTTGGCTTTGGACGAGCAGAATCGAAAAAATATTAAGGATAGAATAACTCAACTAGAGAGTTGGCTTAAACAATTGGAGGAGGATATACAAGAATTGCGTTCTAACACTACAGAATCTGATCCTTATATAGAAAAACAGATTATTATTTTAGAAGAATTGAGGACGAATGTTAATAAATGTAGATTTAATCTTAATTTAATGGATACTATTAAATTCATAGTATCCGAAGAAGGGGTTAAATCATATATTGTAAAAAAGATATTATTAATGTTTAACGAAAGGATTCGTTATTATCTTTCTTTGTTAGATGCTAATTGCGTGTGTAATTTCAATGAATATTTTGAAGAAGAAATTATCAACGAAAAGAATAAGTTATGTTCATATTTCAACTTTTCCGGAGCAGAACGAAAAAGTATTGATTTTTCCTGTTTATTCACATTCATGGATATGAGGAGAATACAAGGGAATGTAACATACAATATTAGTATTTACGATGAACTATTTGATAGTTGTTTGGATCAAAAGGGTGTGGAATTGGTTACGAAAGTTATAAAAGAAAGAGTCGATAAATACGATGAATGTGTATTAGTAATTTCACACAGAAAAGATAGTATAAATGCAGCATCTGGAGATGTGATTTTTCTAGAAAAAAAGGATGGAATTACTACTAAAATAGACTACAATCCATTTGCTTGACATTTTATAGAAATAAAATAAATGATAGTAAATGATAACACCATTTACTCCAACTAGACCATTTCAGCAATTTTCTCCGCTGTTACCGCCTACGGCAAAAAAGCAAGAAGAAGCACCAAAGATAGAATCACCATCAGAAACACACCTCCCAAGGGTTATACAATTCGGGGCAGATCTTAGTGGATGTGGGCTATACCGTCTAGGATGGGCAAGTCATTTATTGAATTATCAAGGACATATGATGGTAACTGATACCACGGTAATGGTATTAGATCCTCGTTGGTATGTAAATGTAAAGGCTATCCGTCTGCAACGTCAAGCAACTTCTGCTCAATTAGAATTTGTAAAATTTTTGAAAGACGTTCAAAAGCAAATTGGTTTTAAAATTATTTATGAAGTGGATGATGTGGTCTTCAGAGAAGATATCCCAGATTATAACAAATTTAAAACTGCATTTACGTCAGATGAAATCCGAAATAATGTAACAGATATTATAAATCTATGTGACGAAGTTAGTGTAACATGTGATTATATGAAGGATTTATATAGATTACGCACAGGAAAACAAGAAATCACGGTAATCCCAAATTTTCCTGCTAAATTTTGGATAGGAAACCATTTTAATCCAAATAGAATAAATGATCTATATGATAAGAATAAAAAGAAGCCTCGTGTCCTTTATGCTGGTAGTGGTGCTCATTTTGATGTCGAAAATCGAGTGGGTCAGAAGGATGATTTTGAACATGTCATCAAAGCGATAATTGATAGTAGACATAAATATCAATGGGTATTTTTGGGTGCATTCCCACCGCCTATTAGACCATATATTGAAAGAGGAGAGATAGAATTTCATCAATGGCAAAGATTGTATGACTATCCACAAAAAATATATGATTTGGGGGTACAGATGATGGTGGCACCATTGCAAGATAATTCTTTCAATAGAGCAAAGAGTGATTTGAAATATATCGAAGCATGTTCCTATGGATTACCAGTAGCATGTCAGGATATGTGTACATATAAAGATGCTGACATTAAATTCAAATCTGGCGAAGAAATGCTTTATAAGATGGAATATGAACTTAGTAGAGCAGGACACTATAAGAATAGTTCATATAAACGTAGAAGAGTTGCAGAAGATAGATTTTTAGAATTGGATAGAAACTTGGGTTGTTATCAAGAATTATTTTTAACTCCTTATGGAGCCAAGGAAAGAGTCAATCTGAAACGATACAATCCTTGATTTGTAGATAAATCTGTGTTATGATATCCTTATGGTAGGATATCGTAATGCAATTTACAATTATAAAGAACGAGTTGTAGATATATACACTTGGGATAATGACGGAAAACGGATGGTAACTTCCGTTGAATGTCTTCCATATTTTTATTATGAAGATAATGGTGGTCTAGATGTTAGTATATTCAATACAAATTTAAGAAAAAAGCATTTTGGGAATGTTTTTGATAGAACTAAATTCTTAAAAGAACGAGGACTCAAAAGAGTATTTGATAATTATAATCCAATACAGCAATCATTAATTGATATGTACTGGAATTATAATGATAGCGAAGAATTTACGCAATTTCCGTTAAAAATATATTTCGTGGATATCGAAGCTGTTGGAGAAAATGGATTTTCTTCACCGCATGACCCAGCAGACGAAATTAATGTAATTACAGTATTCGATTCTCTCACAAAAATTTATCATGTATGGGGAACTCATCCATATAATCCTGATAGTGATGATGTAATATATTATTATTGTAAATCCGAATATATTTTATTACAGAAATTTTTAGATTTTATGAAGATTGATCCTCCTGATATTCTATCTGGATGGGCTAGTGATAGATACGATGTACCATATATCATAAATAGACTAGAAAGAATTTTAGGCAAAGACGAAACTGATACAATATCACCACACGGAAGAAGATATACCAAATTATTTAATGGAAAATTTGGGAAAAAGGAGATCGTACATAGAATAGATGGTATATCATGTGTAGATTATATGGACATTTACAAGAAATTTTGTCCAGTAAACAGAGAAAGTTATAAACTTGATTATATAGGACAGGTAGAATTAGATGAGACTAAAGTAGATTTCGGAGACCAAAGCTTGTTTGAATTAATGTCTAGCGATTGGAAGACATTTGTAGATTATAACATACAAGATGTTAGACTGTTAGTAAATCTAGAAAAACGTCTACAGTACATTCAGTTATTAAGAATGCTGTCATATACCGGTTGTACTACATTTGAGTCAGCATTGGGCACTGTGGGCGTTGTAACAGGGGCAGCAGGAATAGAAGCTAGGAAACGTAATCAAAGACTTTGTACATTTGTAGTAGAAGATGGAGAACAAAGAGAATTTGAAGGTGGGTTTGTATTCCATCCAGTTCCGGGGCATCATACATCAATAGTTAGTTTTGATGCGAATTCGTTGTATCCTAATACGATGATTACGTTAAATGCATCTCCTGAAACTAAAGTAGGAAAAATTATAGAAATTAATAATGGTAAGGTTTCAATTAGAAATGTAGATGGAGTAATAGTCGATTTTAATATTTCGGACTTTAATAAGTACATTAAAAAAGAAAAGATAGCAATATCAAGATCTAAAGTATTATTTTCCCAGAAGAAGAGAGGAATTCTAGCAGATTTGGTAGATCAATATTATAAAAAGAGAGTTAATATTAGATCAGAAATTAAAAAGATAGAATCTAATATATCAAAATTAAATGAAAAGGAAAAAGAACAAGCTGAAATAAAAATAACACAGCTAGATACTAAACAACAATCCATAAAAATTTTTATTAATAGTGTATATGGAGCATGTGCGAATGAATATTGTTCGATTGCAGATACGGATATTGCAGAGTCTATAACTTTAACCGGACAGGCAGTAATTAAAGAATCTAGAGAAATATTTAAAAGATTTGTTAAACAAGAAACTGGAATAACTGATCCTATACAGCTAGAAAAGGGTTTGATCGCAGGAGATACAGATAGTATGTATGTATCAATAGATCAATTGATTAGTAATTTTTACGAAAATGGCAAACTATCTAATGAAGTTTATATAGTTGTAGAAAAACTACAAAAATATATAAACGAACATATCCAAAAATGGGCTGCTAGAACTTTAAATACTAATGATTGTAGATTTGAATTCAAAAGAGAAAACATTTGTGATGCGGGAATCTTCCTCGAAAAGAAAAGATATGTCTTGCATGTATTAGACAAAGAAGGAAAGCAATGTGATACTTGGAAATATACTGGGGTCGAAGTAGTAAGCACTACAATGCCAAAAGCGGTTAAACCTTATGTAAAAAAAATAATTCAAAACATTATATTAACAAAATCAGAAGAAAGTACTAATCAGATATTTAAAGAATCTTATAATAAGTTTTTAAATATGGATGTAACCGAAATATCGGTAGTAAAAGGTATTAGAAATTTAGAAAAATATGAAGCACTATCAGACGAATTTCATACATGCAAAGGAATGCCCGGACATGTAAAATGTGCATACTATTATAATTTGTTATTAGATAAATTACAATTAAATAAAAAATACGAAAAGATTGTCAGTGGGGATAAATTAAAATATTTCTACGTAGAGACTCCAAATAAATACGGAATAGAAGCTATAGGATTTAAAAATAGATATCCTAGTGAATTTAATTCTATATTAAAACCTGATATGTATAAAATGTTTGAGAAGGATATGTATTTGTGTGTAGAACGATTCTATAATATAATGAAATGGGTGCCCAGAAAGCCAACCGAACAATTAAGATGTACTTTAGAGGATCTTTTTAGTTGATATTTTATAAATATGTGTTAAAATATTATCTCAATATGAATACTATCACATTTATTGATTCTATCGGACGGAATATTATGGGAGAAGAACTGGCAAGAACAGATTCCACAATTTCTGTTAAAAATCCTGCAATGATTAATGTCGCACAGGCACAAAACGGTCAACTTCAAGTACAGTTGATTCCTTTATTCTTTGCAGAATTTATAGATTCATCCACTCGAACCGAAGGAAGTACTTGGAATTTTAATTTAAATCAAATCACCATTGGTACTGTGAATATTGATGGTCGATTACTGGAACAGTATGTTAGAGTAGCTTCTAATCAACCTGTTACGGAAACTACACAGCCAGATAGTGAAAATGTGGTAAAACTATTTGATGAATAGATTTTGGTATAATTAGAAGTAAAAAAACCCCTGTTATGCAGGGGTTTTTTTGTTGATTCTTATAAAGAATGTGATATAATTAATTATGGATAAAGATATTGTCAAAGCACTAGAGATTTTAGAAGAAGGTAACCCATACGCAGCATTTCTTAAAAATTCAACATTGAGTAGAGTGGATAAATGGTTTAGTACTGGTAGTTATGTATTGGATGCTATAATCAGTGGAAAGATGAGAAATGGCGGAGTACCGAGTGGTCGCCTTACGATGTTTTACGGAGAGAGTATGACATATAAATCGTCTATAGTACAAAAGATTCTGGCGAATGCTCAAAATAATGGAGTAATACCAGTAATATTCGATTCTGAAAATGCTATAGATCCGGAAGGAGCAGAACGTCTAGGATTAGATACTGCCAAAATTATGCATGTTCCTATATTTAGTATAGAACAATGCAGAAACAGTCTTCATAAGTTTCTTACAAATGTAAAAGAGAAGGGATTAGAAGGGAGATTTATTATAGCTATTGATTCCATAGGAAATTTGGAGAGCGCATTGGAAACTGCTAGAATAGAAAAAGATTCATCTAGTATAGATATGGGCACTAGAGCTAGAGCAATTAAATCATTACTGAGAACTTGCACTCAATTATCAGCACAAACTAAAACTGCAATTATTATAACAAATCATTTATATGATAATCCGGGAGATCTTCATCCTACCTTGGTTAAGAATATGCCCGGTGGTAAAGCTTGCGTATATTTGCCATCAGTTTCAGTACAGTTGATGCGTAAGCCAGTAAAGGAAGATGTCGTAAAATCCGAAACGGGGGGTCTTGCGGTCTCCCAGAGAAATTATGTGGGGATTATAATTCGTGCATTGACAGCAAAAAATAGGTTTATTAAACAATATCTAGAAGGGGAGATATACGTTTCGTTTGCAGGCGGAGCTGATAAATATCACGGATTACTAGAATTGTCGGTTGGACTGGGTATTATAGAACAGACTGGATCTACGTATTCATTTAATGGAGAAAAACTAGGATATGCTAAGTCATTTATAAGTAATACCAAATTATGGGAAGGTATAATTCCTTTATTAGAAGATAAAATCAAAATTGAATGGGCATATTCTAATGAACAAGCTAAAGAAATCGCTAATTTAGAAAAGGAAATAGAAAAAGAAGATATAGAATAGTAAATAAAAGATATGAATGATATAAACAGTGTAACTAAATTATTATTTACTGAATTTGCAATGCAAGGAAAGTATGTTGCAGTTCATGCTGATGGTAATGTACTTTTAGTAAAAGTCGGAGATGCTGATACTCGAATAATGAATTGGGAAACAATGAATCCTTCTGAAATTTTAAGTATCGCAAAAGGATTAGTATTGAAAGAAAATTATAAACGAAGTATTGTACTTCATGGTTAATAAAAAAGCCCCCGGGGGCTTTTTTATTAGAACTTTCCGTATCGTTCTTCTACTATAAATCGATGTTGTCGAGATTTAATATAATTTTCCTTCAACAATTCATTTACAGCTTTGGAGGAAAGTTTTGTATTTTCTTTTCTGATTACTTTATTAACTGGAATTTCATTTCGAGGTCTCTGAGATTCACATCTACTACAATTATGTGAATGGTATTCATGTTCCTCTTGTTCTTCGTCTTGTTCTTCCTCTTGTTCTTCTTGGTGGTTATTAGGTTCTTCCGCTTCTTCGTCTTTAATATTAATGCCGATATCACCCATATCATCAGATGATAATTGATCATCATCATCATTATTCGGGTTAGTATCATCTACCTCATTCTGATCATCTACATCTTGATCTGATGGCAGTCCAGAGTCTAATCCTGACATCTGATCTTCGGATTCTTGGCGAGCATCGGCAATTCCGCCTTTTAGTTCTGGTTGAAATTTTCCATTAGTTACTTCTTCGTCGTTTGCGATACGGATAATATCTTCATCGGCAATATCATTAATGTCTATATCATCGCCCTTTTCTCTTCTTAGAATATCAGCAATTTTGCCAACAGCATAAGTAGGAGAATTCCCCAGAGAAGTTCTACGGAATAAATTGGTAATTCTATGTTTCAATTCATCAGAATGTAATCTACCTTCATTCACAATGGTGCGATTTGCCCAACCCGGACGGTTTAAGATGCTCATAATTATTATTTATTGATTTTTTGAGAATTTGATATAAATTTTAATTAAATGATACCGAAAGTAATAATTATATCTTGCACCAGAAAATTAGAAATAGAAGCGAATCTATTGCCGTTATATCGATCTTGGAAAGATGGATTGAATACCCCGGCATATAAATTAGATATTATATGGGAAAATACAGAAGGTTTACCAGTTGCATATAATAGAAAAATTGAGGAATATAAAAACTCTGGTGCAGAATTTATAGTGTTTGTACATGATGATGTATATATAGATGATTTAAAACTTTATGAAAAGTTAAATCAAGGCTATAAATTAGGGTATAATATTATAGGATTGGCAGGAGGTCTGAATCCCAGATTGACAAATCCAGCCTTGTGGCATATAATGACAGAAAGAAACCAGCAAAGGGGACAGGTAGCGCATCCAGCAGGAAACGTAAATCAAAATATGGTAACTCCATTTGGTCCAACACCATCAAGAGTTGCAATAGCTGATGGATTGTTTATATCAATACATATCCCAACGGTAACAAAAACTAATTGGAAGTTTAATGAAAATTATACATTCCATCATTATGATATAGCTAGTTGTATAGATGCTAATAGAGAAAAGCTGAAAATTGGAGTTTATCCTATACATGTTATACACAGTTCTCCGGGATTGTTGTCCATACATGATAAAATGTGGAGTGATAGTAATGAAAAATTCTTAAACGAATATCAACAGTAGATTTTTTATTCATTTACGATAAATGTATAAAGATGGAATCTGATATAGATAAAGACGAAAATACTCATAATTTTTTATGTTTCTGTAGTTTAGTATGTATAATAAATGGTAAAAAATTAAATTTACCTAATATATTTTTATTAGTTTTGAAAAACGAGACCTATAAAAATTTGTTAAAATGTTTATTGTCTATAGACAACGATTACGATTTGTTTAAATTTTTTATAGAATACGATCCTACTATATCAAAAAGTAAATATATATCCAAATATTTAAATTCATCACAAGGAATAAAAGTAAAGAAGCATGTATACGGATTTAGAAAAGACCATCTACAACGAGTACCTAAAAGAGTCAAGAAAATCAAAAAACCAACCGTTTAAATTACGAAAAGATTTTTCAAAATTAGACGAAACTGTTGGAATAGCTCTAAAAAGATTGGCGGTATTATTCGAAAAGCATAAAGAAATTGCAATTTCAGATTTCTTTAAAGCTCCGTATGCTATATATTCGGAATCCGAAACTTTTTATTTGAAATTTTACACTACACAAAAAGCAATTACGGTATACAAGATTTATATGGAAGCCAAAAAGTAGCTTGACTTATCTTTTCTTGTATGATAATATGTTAACTCACAAACCAAAAACCAACAAACCAAAAACTAAAATATGATCACTACATCAATGTTCCAATCTATTAAAGATGCGCTAGCAAAAAGTGAGACTTCCGCTGGAAGTCCTCTGTATAAAGAAATCCTAAAATTCAAAGAAGGCAATACATATGTATTGAGGCTTCTACCAAATATCAAAGAGCCTAGTAAAACCTTTTATCACTTTTATACTCATGGCTGGAACAGTTTTTCTACTGGACAGTATGTATCCACACTGAGTCTACAGACCATCGGCCAGCCAGATCCAATTGGTAGGGAACGGTATCGTCTTGCTAAGACTGGTTCGGAAGAAGAGAAGAAGAAAGTCGAAACTGTGAAATGGCAGGAGCAATGGTATGTAAATGTATATGTTGTGGAGGATCCAGTCAATCCCCAGAACAATGGGACAGTTAAAATTTTCCGATATGGGAAAAAACTAGACCAAAAGATTACATCTGCAATCAGTGGAGATGATTCGGATGAATTTGGAGCGAAGGTTTTTGATTTGTCTTCATCAGGAGTGAACTTCAAACTTAAAGTAGAAAAGAATCAGGGAGGGTTCATTGCCTATGATAGTAGTAGGTTTACGTCACCAATCGATCTGAATTTATCTACAGAAAAACAAAAAGAAATTTATGAATCTGTACACGATTTGACTGCGGTGAATCAGATCAAAAATGGAGAGGAATTGATGAAAATGTGGAATGTGCATTTTCTATGTACGGCAGAACCTACCAGTCAAACCCAACATACAGCACCATCAGCAGAAGCTAAACCGGCGGCAGTAACAGAGAAATCCAGTTCGGTTGATGAAAACGAAATCTCAGATGAGATGGTAGCAGAATTGTTGAAAGGGCTAGAATAAATTAATTAAATAAGTAATATATAAAACCCTGAGTCTAGTAAACTCAGGGTTTTTTTATAAGTAAATATATGTCAGAAGAAAACTTTATCTTAGAAAATAGTCAGATAGATCCCAATGAACTGCAAAATATTTTAGTAGGTTTTTTAGGGCAAACATACGGAGAAGTTGCAAAATATGATAATAATCTAGTTGCGTCTAATCAATATCTTGCTCCTAAAAAACAAGAGTTTCATAGATTAGCAGAAAAGGTTTTGCAAGAAGCCATTCCACAATCTTTCATAAAGTCAGCAGCGACAAACACAAGACAAAATAGTCTTGCGATACCAAATAATAGTGTACAAACACAATTTCCACCGAGGGTAGATTCCGACCAAATGGAATTTAACTTTGATAATAGTATAACAGCTATTACAATAAATAATAAATTAGATGACCTAGAAAAAAGACTAAAAAGGATGGACACAATCATGCAAAATATGGTATCTTTGTTAGAAAATTATGAAATTAAAAATAAACAATAAATCAGAATTTATTCAAAAGTTCTTAATTCCCATATCGAGGATTAATGATTTATGTACACTTAAAATTGATAGCAATTCTATTTCAACTTTAAGCAGAACACCAGATAGTAATTTTGTATTATATTCTTTATATAAAGATGTAGAAATTATCGATTATACAGCAGAAAGAAGTATTAGCTTTGCAGATATTAAAAAATTTATTAAAGCTTTTGAATGTACGGAAGGTGATGTGGTGGAACTGATATTAAACGAGAATAATATAGAATATAAATCGTCCAATATTAAATTTAAATTTCACCTTATTAATGATAATATTATTAAGACACCAAATTTTAATTTAGATAAAATCGAAGCATTAGTTTATGATGTAGAATCTACGATACCAATTAGTGTAATATTGTCTTTAATTAAAAGTAGCACATTTATTACAGATAGTAATAAAATATATATTAAATCTAATGGAACCTCATTAGTAGGAGAATTATCTGATAAAACTAAAGATAATATAGATAGTTTTACAACTAAATTATCGGATATATATGTTGGTCCTAACATAGAAACTCCGGTAGTATTAAATTTTGATATTTTTAGAATTATTTCAGCATTAAAGATGCAGGAGATTAACATAAGATTGAATACTCAAAGAGGGTTTGTTGCTTTTGACTTATCTGAAGATAAATATAAAATAAAATATATAGCAACAGCTATGGTATCATAATATGATCTTAAACAAAAGACAGCAGAATAAAATTAGAACCCCCGGATACTTTATTAAAAGACTTCGGGATTGTAAATTTGGTGTCTTGAGAGTTTTCCAACAATATGGAATTCATGATCATAGACGATGGACTATATTAATAGATCCGGGTGGTAGTTCTATATTTGTAACATGTTATAATAATAGAAGTTTTAATGGAGAGATAATGTTTGAATTTAATGATGGGGGTAATTATTTTCCTAAAAACTTTTCTATAAGTACAGAATCGATAGAGGTAATCGTTCAATTATTAATAGATAAAGGAATACCTACATTAGAAAATAATAATAATTTTTATAAAAATAAACCAAATGACGCAAGATAACGAAGAATCCCCATTAATTCCAAAAAAGAAAAAAGCAATTTCTAAAAAAATTATTTCAAAGAAAGATGTAAAACCTAAAGTATCTTCTATATCCACAGAACAAATTCGAAAATTGTTGAGAGAAGCATTACAAAAGAATATAGAAGATAAATATTCTAGGAGCGAATTAGAAATGGATGCATTGATAGCTACTATGGAAGAATTTCTCCGATCTTTTATAGTCATAGGATATAATATGAACAACGAACCATTAGTAATAACAAATGCCAAAACCCAACTAGATGCTGATGCACTATATACATCATTATCTAGATTATTTTTTTCTATGAATGGGGGAGGATCGTCCTTATGAAAGATGATACTCATCCAATAGTAGGTCATTCGTATGCAATTAATACGGGGATGTATGTAGGAGAGATGTTTGTATTTATAGAAGAAACCGAAGAATTCTGTTTCATATCAATACCTAAAAATATAAACCGGAAAGTACCAAAAGATAAATTTTATTACGGTATGGATAATAAAATTGTAGAACATGCTAGTAAAATAACATCTAAAGTATTCAATCTATTAAAGAAACAGTATACATTTAACATAGAAAATACTAAATAATAATATGGAAATCGTAAGACCGATACAGATTACTTCACCAATAAGCGGAGAACCAATTCAACCTAAGATTGTAGAACGTCTATATGGAGATAAGATATATGTAGAAGCGCACTGGATAGATTCTAAGTCAGGAGCATTCATAAGAAAAGGTATGGTCAAAGTTTTAGATGCAGTAACTAAAGAAGATATCACAAATCAGTGTAGATAAGTGTTGTATTTTGGAAGTTATATTGGTATACTGGATTGGTGAAAGTTATACCCGAAGATTATGTAGTATTGAAATTTTTCCAATATGTAGGAGCACCGGAAAAAAATAAATATAACAACACATATCAAGGTTCATGCCCGATGTGTAGGGAAGGATCTAGCTGGCTTAAAAAACGAAGGTTCTACTATATCCCCAAGATAAGTAGAACATTTTGCCATAATTGTGGATATAGTAAATCTGCTATGTCATGGATCATGGAAATAACTGGATTTTCCATAGCGGAGATTATACACGAATTAGACGACTCTTCGATTGAATTAAAATTTGAAGAGGAAAGTCGAGTGAATATACAATCGGAGACTTTACCGAAAGATTGTATAAATCTGATGGATGATACTCAAGTAAATTTCTACAAAAATCACAAGGTAGTACAGAAGGCATTAACATTTATAGATAAAAGATTATTAAAAATATCCATAAATAGACCACCGTCATATTACATATCTTTGACAGATAAAGTTCATAAAAATCGATTAGTAATTCCTTTTTATGATCTTAATAATAAGATAGTATATTATCAATCTAGAACAATATTAGAAACAGATGAAATATACAGACCTAGATATTTATCCAAACTAGGAAGCGAAAAAACAATTTTTAATATTGACAGAATTAATACTAATAATGATGTAATCTTTATATTTGAGGGTCCATTAAATTCTACATTCGTAGAAAATGGAGTAGCAATAGGAGGGATTCAAGAAAATTCCTATCAATTATTTACTCCAAAACAAAAGGAACAAATAAATAAATATCCATTTCATCGGAGAATCTGGGTATTAGATTCTCAATGGAAAGATAAAGCTGCGTTCAATAAAACTAAAAAATTAATGGAATTAAAAGAAAATATATTTCTTTGGCCGAAAGAATTAGGCAAGAAATATAAAGATTTTAATGACATTGCAATGTCATTAAAAATTAATCAAATTACTCCAGAGTTTATACTAAAGTATGCCAGTAAAGGTTAGTGATATACTATACTCCTTTGTATTTAGCGTCCGAAGCACTAGCTAAATATCCTTTCAACATCTCGTTTAACGAGGTTACTTCCATAGATACACGAGCGATTTTCTTAGTTTCGGCAACTCTTATTTTGTCGAACAAAGAATCAGGAACGCAATTTTTTAACTTGGATTGCATAGATTCGGGACCAGTTCCATTCAAAGAATCTGAAAATTGTTCTAGGCTGTGAATCCAGTTTTGTAGAGAAGATACCATCTGTTGTTGCATCTTAGACGTTGCTGCCATATGATCGGCGGCAGCACCCCCATCCACATCAAAATCTTGTGGATTAGTGCCTTTATCCAAACTTTGCTCCATAGCTTCAGAATCTGTAAGTTCTGCTGGTAATTCAGGTTGTTCGCGAAGAACATGCACAAATGCTTTTTCGAAAATATTGCTCATGTGATTATTTAGTCGAGAATAGTAAATAATTATAGTGAAACCAAAAAATTTAAGAGAAGATGTGATGGCAAATTCGGAACGTCAGGTAGCTGGTATTGGACCGGGTGCAACTGATCAACCATTTTATCAAATGGCAATACCTAAACCCGATGATGCTCATATAAAAGATGGAAGTATAAATTATCCATTTGAGATTAATCGATTCAAAGATCAGATATTTGATATATTCGAGAAGTTGGTCTTATTAAGACAGCAATTCGAACATTCACTTAATAATCCTTCGGTGACAGAATCTCAAAAATTAGGATTAAATAAATCAATTAAACGGTTAGATATATTAAATCGAAAATTAATACAAATACCCGATTTTTTAATTATTTTTAGTGTTGATATATAATAATTATGTGATATAATATTGATATGTGGTTCGAACTTCTAAAGCCATTAGTAATACTAATAACGACAAGTATATTGACGGCTATCACTTTTGGTGATAGCACCTTTAATATAATTAAATTATTTGTATTAGCATCGGTTGTACAATTTATTGTTTATAATGCATATAAACAATTTTTAATTTTATATGCAGAAAAAATTAAAAACGAAAGAATAAAGGAATTCTCGAAACAAGGCATGGACATAACCTGCCCATGCTATCTAGAGAAAAAGATGTTTATACCTATCGAATTGAATGGTATAAATTCATTTAATTGTATAGAATGTAAGAAAGATTGCACAGTACAATTAATTGCTAAAACATATAATAAAACGGAAGTAATAGATCTAGAAGAAGCTGATGCTGCTTTGACTGAAGTATATAAGCAGATACAAAATACTCCGTAATATGCTAAATTTTGAATCTAGAGAACTGAATAATGCATCGGAAGTTAATTCTTCCATCACTTATAATAAACCAATTTCTATAAATTTAGAATCTCTAAAGGACGATATCAGAAATTTGATCTTATCAAAAGATAAAAGCTTAATTAGAGCATATGATTATGGTTCGATGTCCAATATTAGAAATAATTCTGGAAATGATTCATTAAAATCGATTATCAATGTAATTAGAGATTACATGTCGCAAAAATATAAAGAAGATAATACTAAAAATTTGACTCTTAGAAAGAATTTAGATATTATAATTCTGGTATTAGAAAGTTTATCCATTAATGACATAGATTGCACTTCTCCCGAAATCAGTGCATTGTTATTAGGATTTCTTGGTAAAAATTTCATATGATAAATAAGATTTCGGTGACAACAAAATCAAATAAAAAATTTATAATGTCTCTTGAAAACTATACTAGATGGTTGTGTCTAGTAGAAGCTATAGAATTTATAAATCAAAAAGCTAATGATTCAAAATTAGATTTAGACAAAACAGATTCTTGGATTAAGCCATTAGCTATACAAAAATATATAAAACAAAGATATCCAAGTTTATATCACGATTTTAAAATTGAAGAACATTTTGACTTTGATGTAGACAATTTTATGGCAGAAAGATCTAATTATAAATTAAATCAGGCTAATAAATAATTTCTGTATTAAATTTTTTTGAATTGTAAAAATGGCGGGATGTTAGTGCCAGTGTATACATCGGTATAATCATTAACCGTAACATTATAAGGGGAAATACCAATATCATTTAGACATGATAGAACTTGTGAACTTGTAGGACGCACTAAAGAATCTATATAGTATCTACTAATATCAGTCACAGCAGTTATTGATGGATTATATACTTGAGCAACTCCAAATTCAAATACACTACCATCTAAATCTGTTTTTCCCCATATATTTATATCACATCCAGACAATTTATAAAATAAAAATTTACCGTTTCCATCATTTGGACCACCATGATAACCGTCTAAACTATCCCCTATTGGTCCTATTAAACCATAAAACCTACTAATAGATACCGAATTTCCAAATGCATCAATAGTAGAAGATTTACTAATAGAACTAATATAAAATTGATCTGGAATATTTTGAGTATCAAAAGCTAAAACATACCAACCGTATGCATCCCAAGGAAAATTACCATTCTTGTCTAGCATAGGATATTTAGTAAAAGTTTTTGGTACATTGACTTCCAAAATGGATTTAGCCATAAAGCCCGTTACCGTTCTAGTACCAGTAGAACCAATAGTACCTCCAGTACCTCCAGAGCTGCCAGTTCCGGGTCCAGTGCCCGTACCGGGACCCACAGGAGGAAGCACAGGAACTTTGGGTTTATAATCTATTACAACTCCAGATTTATCAACTATGACATCAGTTGGACCCGGAATGGTAACCTTTCCACTAGGATCTGTTATAATTCCTGTTTTAGGATCTATAGTAAGAATAGCTGGTAATAGTATTTTTCTTATTCGATTATTTCCATAATCTGCAATAAATAAATTACCCAACAAATCCGAACATAATCCCATAGGAGTATTAAATTTAGCAGAAAGACTGGAACCATCATCAGTTCCCCTACTAGAACCTGCTATAGTATCTACCTTTCCAGTAGGAAGAATACGCCTAATTCTATGATTCAAAGAATCTGATACATAAACTATATTATAAGGTCCTACATTAATTCCCATAGGAAGATTAAATCTTGACATAGTTCCTATACCATCATCATTTCCACTCTTTTCGGCAAATCCAGCTATAGTACTAACACTTTTAGAAGTAGTATTAATGTAGCGTATAGTATGATTCGAACTATCTGTAATATATAAATTATCAAAGGAATCTACATCTATATTATATGGATTATAGAAAGATGCGGAGATTCCGGTTCCATCAGTATAACCTCTAGCAGATCCTGCTAGAGTTGTAACAACACCCAATGGAGTTATTTTACGGATTAAATGATTAGCTGTATCGGCAACATAAACATTGCTTAAAGAATCTACTGCTAGATCATGAGGAAAGTTAAATTTAGCAGTTGTACCAGTACCATCAACAATTCCGGGAGAATTTGCTGCACCAGCAAGAGTTGAAACATTACCGGCAATTGATATTTTTCTGATAAGATGATTAAGAGTATCTGCTATATAAATATTTCCAGAAGAATCAATATCAATACCGGCTGGCTGGAAAAACTTAGCAGAGGTTCTGAATGCATCTGTAGTACCTCTAGTAGATCCAGCATAAGTGGTAACATCTCCAGTAGAAGTTACCTGTCTTATTCTAGAATTTCCATAATCAGCAACATATAAAATATTAGAACTAGTCATGGTTACTCCACGAGGAGAATTAAATTTTGCAGTTAATTTATCACCATCAATAGATCCGACAGTAGTACCAACAAAAGTTCCGGTACTAGTACCAGTACCAGAGTCCGGAAGAGGACCAGATCCAAAAGTAGTACCAGTTCCAGCATCCCCATCATTCGAAATACCACAAGTCGTATTTCGAATTTGATAGGAAAGAAATACTGTACTAAATGCGATATCAGGATCTAATGGAAGGGTAGTAAAAGTAATAACTGTATTGGAAATATTATCTATAGTTATGTTGGAGGATGCTTTGACACTACTAGATATTATAGATATAGGTTGAGGGGGATTATTTATATCTCTATCCGGATATCCTCCTAAAAATATTATATCAGGATCAGAAGCGGGATCGGTAATATCTAAATTGTAGGTAACACTTTCTCGTAAATTAAATAATTTATCAGATATTACCGGGGGTAAACATAATACGCTCAATTTAACCGATGAAGTATTAGAAGATTTGATTCCATCCGTTACAACATATGTAAATTCATCTGGTCCAAAATAATTAGATTTTGGAATATATTGAAAATTTATTTTATTAGAACTTAAATTAACTATACAATTTTTTATAGATCGATTATCATAAGTATATACTTCAATTTTTCCAGAAGAATGCGGAAAATAATCGGGATCTAAATCATTTAAAGATATATTTATATCTACTGGTATTCCCATAAATGTAGAAGATAATTCACCAACAGATATTGGAGCATAATCATATCTACATCTCATCATAGCTGAAGCATTACCTATTGGCATAAATTAAAAATTTTGTCCACCTATAAAACCAAACCAAATGTCTCCGACTTTAGTTAAAGTAATAATATCTACTTTGTTTATAGTATTAGTAATGGTAGGAGAAAATCCAAATGCCCACCGAACAGATACTCCATTTATAGTCCAATTTGTTATATTAAATGGACCCCAACCTCCCGGAGGAGGATCTATCATAAGTCCCGGAACTGGAGTGGGAGGAGTAGCACCTTTTTGAGTTATTACTAAAGTTATAGTAAAAGATTCTAAAGGAATGTCAGTTAATGTAAAACCAGTAATATTTCCCATCAAATTAATTGTAAAGGTATTAGAATTACTCATGGATAATGTCACATTTCCAGAACCAGCTACCGCAGTAATTTTTTCTGAATAATTTTTAAATACTATACCACCTTGCATAGTACCTCCCGTAAGAGGTAAAAATGTAGTATCAACATAAGCTTGTTTAGCTAATACACTAGACGTAGCTTGAATAGTATTATCTACATAAATTTTTGTAACTAAACTTCTAGGTAATGCTGGATTATCTGAGGGTGCGGTAATATACCCTTCGGTCATAATTCCTCCAGATAGAGATATATATCCTGATAATCTATTAATATTAGAATCTACATAATTCTTCGTAGCAGCTTGACGTACATTAGAAATTAAAGTAGGATCAGAATTTAAAATTAAAGGATTTGGGCCAGTCATGCTTCCACCAGAAAGATTTAAATAATGGGCATCCGAATAGATTTTAGTAACTAAAACAGAAGAAGCACTACTTACAATAGTATCAACATAATTTTTAGTTGTAGCATGATTAGGCGAAATAGGATTTCCTCCTAGAGTTAAGAAACTACTCGGATCCATACTGTCAGTAACTTTTTTTAAATATGTACTATCCGTTATAGATTTAATATTACCAGTTTCTGTTAATATTGCTTCGTCTACATATTTTTTATTGCTGGCATGATTGAGATCAACAGGATCTGCATTTAAAAATAAAAATCCGGTCATTGTATTGGAAATACCTCCAGACTTAGGAATATAAATAGTACTTAAATTATCAACATATTGTTTATTGGAAGCATGAGACGGATTTGTTGGATTATTAAATAGAAATAATGGACCCGTCATTTGGCTAGAAGAACCTCCAGTTAAAGGAACATATATATTCGATAAATTATCTACATAATTTTTAGTTACTGCATCTGATGTAGATAATGGAGTAGCTAGATTTATTATTCTTTGAGTATTTAAATTTAATATATCATTAAAAGATGACGAACCTGTCACCGTTAATGTTGAATCCACTAATAAAGGACCGGACATTTTTTCTAAAGCACCAAAATCAGAACCTTGTTTATCTAATTTCTTTAATATATTTTGATTAGCATTATTAATACTAGTTTGTAGAATATTAAGTTGGCTATTAAAATCTCCTGATATATTAGAACTTACTTTACCAGAAATCGTATCTAGAGTCACTTTTTTGGTAGTAAAACTACCTTTATTAGGATCATGTATATCAAATAAAGTATAATCTTCGTTTTTAATTTCGGTTAACGTAGCTTCTGGTAACTTATTTATAAAAGTATCGGACATATGAGTATTTAGGTAAAATTTAACAAACTAACGAACCTATACTTTTGTTATTATAGGATATGATAAGCGATCCGCTTAATGGTGATTGTAATATAAAACTTGATTTAATATTACTTGGAGGTTTTTGAACAAAAGTAGTTTTAGAAATTTTCGAATTACCGTGGAAATGTATATCTTTTAATTTTATTATTACTTTATCATCATCGGATTCTAATGGAGTCGAATATGAAAATCCTATTTTATATAAATCTGTAATTTTGGGAAGATTTAAATCAGTTTCTATATTAATAATATCATTATAAATATCATTATTATCTTTTAAAGCTATGATTAAATTTTTCCCAGAATTAGTAAAATGTATTCGTATAGTATTAAATTGATCATGAGTTTTAACGAATGGATATAACGAATCAATAATTTTAGAAGTGTAAATGGTTTCGAAATCTTGATTTTTTATAGTTATAGTATTATTACTGGCAAACATAATACCAATTATAGCATCTGTTACTCCAAAATCAGCTTGATAGGGCGCATATCCCAATCCACTATATCGACCTCCACCAGTTAATGTTGTATTTTTAAAAAGAAATGTAGAAAATCCTCCAGTAGATCCTTTAATATTTGGAGGAGGTGGTGGTGCTGGTACATTTGGAATGGGTGTGGTAATTAGTTTTGGTATTGATATTTTTCGTATTCTGGAAGAACCTCCATCAGTAACATATAACGTATCATTAGTATCATCATAACATAATCCTATGGGACTATTAAAAGTAGCAACAGTTAAATCTCCATCAATATTGGATTTCACTCCCGTAATACCTGCAACGGTAGTAACAATTCCCGTCGAAGTAATTTTACGAATTAACTGGTTTAAATCATCTACCACATAAATATCATCATTATTAGCAACTACCAAACCCAAAGGGCCAGAAAATTTAGCAGCAGTGCCTGTAGCATTATTAAAACCTTTGGTAGAACCGGCAAATGTACTAACATTACCATTAGGTTCTATTTTACGTATTCTGTGATTATTGGCATCCGCAACATATAAATTTCCCAAGGAATCTATATCAATACCTGCTGGAGAATCAAATCTGGCATTTGCACCAATCCCATCAGCAGTACCACGAGAACCTTGCACACCCGCAAATACCGATTCCGCACCAGTTGTTATATTGTATTTTATAATACAATGATGTAGATTATCAGTAATATAAAATATATTTCCATTAATAACTATATCATAAGGCATCGAAGATGATACACTCCCTATAGGTATAGACGAAACCAAACCATTAAGTTCAATCATTCGCAGGGTAGAATTCATGGAATCGCAAACAAATATTTTTCCAGAACTATCAACATCCATTCCTTGTGGTTGAGAAAATTGAGCAGCAGTACCTATAGCATCATTCCATCCATTTACAGATCCTGCGAAAGTAGCAATAATAGGGTCATCAAAACCAGTAGTAGGAGAAGGAGTTATAGATCTAATTTTATTATTTAAATAATCGGCTATATATAATACACCGGAATTTAAAATAATACCGGCAGGACTATTAAATTTTGCTGTTAATTTATCTCCATTAACATCTCCTACGGTAGATCCAGCAATCGTAGTAACACTTACTACTTGAGTATTGAAATTCTGAACAATCGGGACGGTGATTGGAGAAAATAATACATTACTATCCAATCCAGAAGAATCAGTACCTCCTGATACACTATATTGAAAAGACCAAGTTATATCAGAATTAGGATTGAATAATTCGTCTACACAAAAATTAAAAGTTGAATCTCCCATTCTAATTATTTAGGATACACTAAATACTTTAATGGCAGGTAATGCACGATTTCATGACAAACTTCATAGAAAGAATCATCATACTACACCCACTATTGGATATCCTGATAGCGGTATAGATCCTATTGCTTCGCCCAGCGAACCATTTCAGGGGGATTTTATTATTAATGGAGTACTGAGTGCTAGTTCCGGTATAGATATTCTCTCCGCAAATGTAAGATATGATGTACATTGTGAAAATTCTTATGTAAGAGATACTACTTATACTAATTTTATATCAGGACAAGGAACTGAAACTATAATAAGCGATGGAGGTTTGGTTGGAAATGGGGATAAAACTTTAACTTTAGATTTTAGAACTGGAATTTATGCTAAATCCCCAATGTTTAACATTTTGGGTAGTATTAGTAGTACTGGTGTTACTTTTTTATCTTCTATCATAGTTGGAAATTCCACAGATTCGATTAGTAATGATCCCAATGCATCATTAAGATTTGTTTCTGCACATGCTAAAAATTATATAGAATCCGGAAAAGCCGTTTTAACGGATTCCGCAGCACCATTAGTGTTTACTAGTATGTTTGCTGGTACGGAATGGGCTAGATTCGATGAGAATGGTAGATTGGGTATAGGAACATCAACACCATCTAATACATTACATGTATCAGGAGGAATGACTGTTACAAATAATCCTAGCTCGTATATGTATGTATATTACGACGACAATGTAAAGGGTCCGTCTATGCAAATGTCTGGACTGTGTGGAGCATATATAGATTTAGCATCATCTTTTAATAATACTGGACCCGGTGGATTATCTGATTATGTGTTAAGACTTGGTACAAATAATGTTAACGGAGGATTACTTTCTAACACATTTATAGAATCTAACCAGAAAGATTTTAGCATAATAACTAATACTTTACCCAGAATGACAATTACTAATTCTGGAAAAGTTGGAATTGGAACTACTTCTCCATCTCAACCACTTACAGTTTCTGGAATAATAAGTGGAGATAATAATCTATACTCTGGAGATATCTATATTAATCGAGGTAATACGGATCGAGAAGGTGGACAAATTAATTTTGCAAGACCCTACGATAATGCCCCATCATGGGCTATTGATACATATACTGATAATATTGGATCACTTAGTAGTCGTGTAAGATTTATTAATTTACTAGGAAATGCTGAACTTGTAACCTTGTTAAGCAGTGGTAATTTTGGTATAGGTACTCAGAATCCAACCGAAAAATTACATGTGGAAGGAAATTTATTAGTAACGGGTAATGTAACAGTATTAGGAGATACTACACAAATAGATACTACGATAACAACCACAAGTGCGATGGTTATTGACACTTCTGGAGTTGTTGATGCATTAAGAATAACACAACGAGGATCTGGTAATGTATTATTAGTAGAAGATGAAGTAAACGTAGATTCTAGTCCTTTTGTTATAACTAATGTAGGTTATACTGGAATAGGGACTTCTTCCCCTTTGACTAAATTGCATGTTAAATCCGAGTATTCTAATCCAATTGGTAGCGGATTAGGAATATCACCATTAATGCTTAGTAATAGTGCAGCAGATTATCCTTGGGTGCGATTTGGTGTAAGTCTGTATACTGGTGATTATAATCCTATTACACAAATGGGAGACCAAGCAATAATTTTTTCTGGTCAAAGCACTAAATCGGAGTCAATATCAGCGAATCTTGTAATAGCTCCATATTCTTCAGCAAGTAATACCGGAATGAGGATTACTTATGATGGAAAAATTGGTATTGGTATTGCAAATCCAACTGAAAAATTACATGTTAATGGCAATATAACAACAGATGGTAGTCGTATAAGAGTCGGAAAGGACGGTTCTGGTAGTTTTTGGTTAGCAACATCTTTAAATGTAAACGAAGGGACGAATTCAGGAACAGTACAATCAAATAATGGATTGGCATATGGATTTACTACTAACGGAACTTGGACTACATCACAAAATTGGGTTGTATCTGGTATAACAGCTATGACCTTGACAGAAGGAGGTAGTTTATGCATAGGAACGGGGGATGGTTTACACTATCCTAAAGACAAACTGGAAGTTGCGGGAAATGTTGGTTCGTATGGATATAGAGTAAAACAAGGAAAGCCAGACGGATCTCCATCGTCCGATACATCTTCAAATGGTTATTCATTCGGTGATGATGGTGATACTGGTATGTTTTCTCCTTTAAATAATGGAGAATCTGGAAATGCTACAATAGGAAGAATTGGTTGGTATTGTAATAATACAGAAACCGCAAGAACCTTTGTAAATTCTCAACCAATATTTACAATTGGGGGATTATCAGCAGCATCCGAAACCTATCAAAGGACCACATTAGCAATAGGAGATTCTAATAACGGAGGATTAATAGAACTTCGTGACGGTGTTGGTGGACATAGTGTTATATATAGAGATTCGTTTACAGATTCTTTATGGCTACAAGGAAGAGGATCTAATTCTAGTATAAAATTATCTACCAACGGGACGGGAACAATTTCATTTGGAGTATCAGCAACAAATAATGCATTAAGTATATCAAATGACGGAACCGTAACTATACCAACTGTTTCGAATACTACAATAACTAGTGAAGTTTTAAAATGTACGAAAACTATGTATGTTCCGGTATCGACAGCATCAGTAACTACCGCAGTAACATTGATAATAGCATCTCCTACTTATTTATTTTTTAATGGGGGAGGATCTACTTGCACGGTAACATTACCAGTGGTAACGAGTATAAATAAAGGTTTAACATTCATTGTTAAAAATATTTATAATGGAGCAGGAAATTCAGATATTAACATCAATAATAGTTCCTCAGTGCAAATCTGTAATATACCCAAAATTACATACGCACAAGTTATATACGATGGTACAAATTGGCAATATTTAGGCAATAAACCTTAAGGTATGTATATAAAAAATGGGAGTTTTAGAAAATTTACCCACATAATAGCTTATGTGTCTCCAGTTATTGTTATACAACCTGTCGGCGGGAAAAAAAAGCCGGGAGATAGTTTTAATTTTTATATAAAAATTAAAGGGTCTGCACCATTAGTATATCAATGGTATAAAAATAGTTTTCCATTATTAGGAGAAATTACGGATACTTTACTATTATCTAGCATCAGGGATACAGATGATGCTACATATTTTTGTATAGTAGGAAATAATAAAACTAAAATAAAAAGTAATGTTGTAAAATTGGATGTAATAGAATCTCCTTATTTAGTAACACAACCATTATCAGTATTGTCGGAAGCGGGAAGCAATATTACCTTTAATATATCATCTATAGGCACTGAACCATTAATATATAAATGGTTTAAAAATAATATACTTATTTCAGGATCTAGTAATACTTTGTATATTAATAACATTTATTACAATAACGAAGGAAAATATTATGCTACAGTGACCAATACATTTGGTTCTGTAACTAGTAATGAAGCCGAATTAAAAATATTAAATACCATTAAAATAAATACACAACCTATAAATGTAATATCTGCTATAGGTGATAATGTATTTATAAATTTATCATGTACCGGAGTATTTCCTATTACTGCCGAATGGAGAAAAAATAAAATTAATTATACTACACTAATAATTGAGGATACGGGGTTTGTGGAATTAAGTGTATTAAATGTTAGCTTATCAGATATAGGTTATTACGATTGTATATTATCCAATATATTTCTATCAGTTACTTCTAATAAAGCATATTTATATGTAAACGAAAAACCGGTATTTACATTACAACCAGTATCAGCTATAAGAAGTATTGGACAAGGAGTTACTTTTGTTGCAAATACTTCAGGAACAAAGCCTATAACATATCAATGGACTAAAATAGGAACAGGAAATATTTTAAATAAGACTAGTAGAACATTATCCATTGATCCTGTAGCACTTTCTGACCAACAATATTACGCATGTATAGCAACTAATGTTGCGGGAAGTACTACCAGTTTACAAGCTTATTTATCTGTAGTAGGTCAGGAAACCATAATATCTACAGATATACCAGATTACGAATATATACTATTGGATACTGACACATATTGGAAGAGTTAACTAATAAATATAATTATGATATACAAAAGAATAACAGATTTTACAAATTATAATGATTTATCAGGATATGATAATCTATTATTAGATCACGAGCATGCTACGTTTAAAACTGAATTAAGTTCTGTTAAAGACTATATCATTAGAGAGATCAATATCGATCCGACTGTTATTAAGTTTAGTACAGCTACCGTAATAAGTGACGGATCAATAACAAATGAAAAATTAGCATTAACTAGTGTATCAACTGGTAATATTCGAGATAACGCAATTACTGAAGTTAAAATAGCAGATTCTAGTATATCAACTTCAAAATTGTCTAGTGCTAGTGTAACTTCTGATAAATTAGCAAATAATAGTGTCACTGTTAATAAAATTAATGACGGAGCAATTAATTCTTCCAAATTAGGAGAAAACAGTGTAATAGGTAGTAAATTAGCTGATAGTAGTGTATCAACTTCCAAAATTATAAATAATAATGTAACAACAGAAAAATTAGCAGATGCCTGTATTACTAACACAAAATTAGGTTTGAGTAGTATAGCTACTAATAATATACAAGATGGTTCTATAACTTTAGAAAAATTAGCAGCAGGAATAACAAATAATACAACTAATAATACAATTAATACTATTGATATTGGAAATCGTTCTATTACTACAGACAAAATAGCATTAACTAGTATCACTACGGAATTAATAGCTGCTACTGCGGTTACTACAGACAAAATAGCATTAACTAGTATCACTACGGAATTAATAGCTGCTACTGCGGTTACTACCGCAAAAATTGCGTTGTCTAGTGTTACTACTGCACTATTAGCTAATAGTGCAGTTACTACCGCAAAAATTGCGTTGTCTAGTGTTACTACTGCACTATTAGCTAGTAGTGCAGTTACTACTGATAAATTAAATAATAGTGCAGTTACTACTGAAAAATTAAATGATAGTGCTGTCACCAATCTTAAATTAGCAGAAAATTCAGTCAAAAGCGGAAATCTTGACATAGGAGCAGTAACAAATTCAAAAATTGAAGATGCTACTATAAAAATAGGAAAAGTTCATTCAGAATTTGTTAAACCCGAAGGAGGACTCGAAATAACAACTACTGGACTGCAAATCAAATCTACTAATGTATCTGCTGGTGACACATTAAATTTTTTAAATAGCAAATGGGTATCCGGAAAGATGAAATTGAGTTCATTGGATAATGTAAATTATAACGAAGGAGCTAGTATTAGTTATAGTAAAACTTTATCTACATGGAGAGCATCAGATCCTCAGATAGAAACGGTAACTGAACAAGGATATATTAAACAATTAGCAAAATGTGTGTCTACTCAAAATAATGCAGCAGCAATAACTACAGATAATAAAGTTATTGCATGGGGTTTATTAGGAATTGAAAAATTTGGAACCGTAAATGCTTTATATTCCACACCAATAACTAATTATATGAGAGTTCCATTTTGGGTAAAATATGATGGGTATAAAAATCCTGCATTATATATCCCATATGGAGGTGATTATTTAGATGAAAATCCAACAGAAGAAATTAAAGAATTATATTGGTCTAGATTTGCAGGAATGGCATTAGTGGGTCCAACAGGGAAAGAAGATTATGGTTCAGTATGGACTATAGGAACTAATACCGGAATTGCAAGTGCAGTATACGCCGATCCTTCGGGAGTAGCATTAACTAACGAAGGCGATCTTTTAATTTGTGATACAACTAATAATCAAATATTAAAAATAATTCCAGAAATTGAGAATAGAAGATTTAATCAAACTAATATAGTTCTTCCCAAATTTATTATTAATAGTAGTCTACAAGTATTACCACCATCAAATCCTTTCGCAATTCCGTTAGTTGGAAACGGACCTGATAATACATATTTTGCAACCGTAACTAATCAAATATGGAAGTATAATGAGTACGGACAAGGGTCTCCATTAAATAGTTCAAATGCGGCGGGTATAGTAGATGGATTATCCAGTGTCGGCAGATTTAATCAGCCGTATGGAATCGCATATCATGCTGATGTTATATATGTGGCAGATTATCTCAATCATCGAATTCGTAAAATAGATACCGAAGCAAATAACAGATCCATTACTACTATTGCGGGAGCATCAGCAACAATAACAACTAGTCCAGTTGGAAGTAAAGATGGTTCCGGAACTAATAGTAGATTTCTTAGTCCAGTTGGTATGGTATATGATTCTGTACGTAATATATTATATGTATCAGAAGCTAGTACTGCGGTTACCGGAACTACTGCTCAGTGTGCGCATAGAATAAGAAAATTAGTATTTAATAATGCCACCTCTTTATGGGATGTTACTACTATTGCGGGAACTTTTAGTGCAGGATATGCAGATTCTAGTGTTGGTACTAATGCTAGATTTAAAAATCCAGAAGGATTAGCATTAGATTCTAATGGAGATATATTTGTAGCAGATTATCTCAATCATCGAATTCGTAAAATCGATAGAACTACATTTGCAGTTACTACATTTTTCGGGAATGGAACTGCTATATCTAAGGATGGTACAGGAATATTGGGTTCTACGAATGGTCCATATGGAATAGTTATTAATAAATATAACGACGATATGTATATTTGTGAAAGAGGTGGTGATAAACTTAGAAAAATCACAAAAGCTGGTGTAGGTACAACTTATAATAAATTACCAACTAGTACTTTAGGTCTTGGATGTGCTACAGATAAATCTACTGCTGGTTTTATTAAATGTAATATATATGATAAAGATATATTAGGTAATACTAATGAAGTTAAATTTAAATCTATAAAAATGATGTCGGATAACGACAATATTACCGGAAATATGTTTGCTGCATTAGATAGCACGGATTCGTTGTGGGTATGGGGGTCGAGTCCAGATGGATGTTTAGGAATAGGAACAGTAGTGGCTAGTTGTTCATCATCTCCACCAGTAAAAGTGCATCAATTTAAAAATAATGTAAAAGAATATGAATTTTGCAGTGGAGATACATCAAGTACTATATTATCTATAATAACAAAAGATAATAGATTGTATTCAGCGGGAGATAATACTATAGGTCAATTAGGAAGAGGATATACCGGTGTTGGTACTCAGAATGATACAACTATTTTTAGACCATGTAAAAAATGGACAACATCTAGTTATACAGTATCACAAGATGTTGATGATGCATATAAATTAGCAAAAACACCGTGGGGAGGATTCCATAATAATATATATATTAATACTTCTGGTAAATTATATTCGATGGGATTTGCTACATATGGAGTATTAGGAAATATGGATTATAACTTAGTTGGTAAAAATACTACATATAGATTGATTACGGGAGGAAATATAGGATCGGAAGTTTTTAATAAAGTATTAATCACTGGATATGATGGAAATACCGTATTTGCATCAACTGATAGCGGAAAATTATATTCATGGGGAATGAACGGAACGACGAAAGGATTGACTCTAACTAACATTACAAGTTCTGTTTATGTATATACTCCTACTAGATGTTGGGACTATGATACCAAAACATTTGTAAGCAGTGTATGTTCTATATATACTTCAGATTCTTGGAGTTCTAATGTTGATAACTTTCATGCAGTTTCTTATATAGATTCTGATGAATATGCACATATTGGTGGGTATAATACAGATAATAATTCACCAGATGATACATTGAATTTACCATATTTTAGAAAGATGCCATTAAAACATATTAAAAATATTATATTAGGCTGTAATACTACAGATATAACAACTGGACCACAGCACTATTATACAATATTTCATAAAACTAATGGTACATTATATGGTATTGGAACAAATAATAATTATATATTAACACCTTCTACTGGATTTGATATTAAATCTGCGACAAAAATGATATAATATATTAATTATTTAAATCGTATGTCCCATAAACTGACGTATCATTGACACCCATATCAATGATAAATCGTTTACTATCATTATCGGCACATTCCGAATAGGATTTCGGTGCAGAAGATACTTCATCGGTAATGGTACTGGAAACTTTCCCATAAAAACTATCATCTGTGATTTGATCGTTAGCAGTTTCTTGTGGTAAACCGGGTTCCCAGCTATATTCTAATCTTTTAGCAGTAATTTTCCAACCATAATGACCACCTAAAGGATTGATACTATCTCCTATATCTTGATCTCGACGTTCTGTTATTTGGAAAAAATTTCCACTCCTTCCTCCTACTCGATCATTTCCATATTCAGTCATACGAAATACATCTCCAGATTTGGGTTCTATAATTTGTTGTATAATATTATATATAGTTTGCCCAGACATCGAATTATAAAAATTATTAAATGCTAAATATCCGACAACTTCGTCATCAGATTGAAACCCGAACTTGCTTAAAGATAGGCTACTTTCATTTAAGTTTATTATCATTTTCATTGGTATCGGACCTTGATATATGCTAGTAGGTTCTTCCCCATATATAGTATCTGCACCGGAGGTCGTCGTAGTATTAATCCAATAATCTATTTTTTGTCCCATGCTTTGTACCATCTCTTCTGCTACATTGGAAAGCACTTGACGATCTGGTTGTAATCTAGTTTTGTCATATAGCTCATAGCATAAGCTACCATTACCAGCACCGGAATAATAACAATTTGACATATTATCGTTTTTCCTTTCGAATTCCTAATGGAGTTTTTACTATTACAAATTTACTTTTACCTAATCTTCTGGCTTTACCCATTGGAATGTTGTCTATATTTATATTATATTTGTTAGATATATCTACATTATCTTTAGGATTCATAACTCCTAATTTATGTTCTTTGTCTTTATTAACATAGTTAATATCACTACGATCTTTATGTCTTCTGGCAATCAGACCAGTTTTATTAGGATTTATTAAAACGGAATCTCTTCTATGATATGGATTGGCGAGTTCCATCATTAAATAAAAATCTTTAAAGGTCATCATATTACTATTTAGTCAAAAAATAAAGGGGACTCCGAAGAGTCCCCTTTAAAAGTTTTAAATTTTATTTATATATTAAGGATGGAAAACTGATTTTCCAGATCCGCTAACATTAGCAGCCCGTCCATTAGCTTTCATGGACTTTCCATCATCATACTTAGTACTGGCAGGCATGTACTTTTCAGTACCGGGAGTCTGAGAGGTTTTCTCAGCTTTACCGTGAGCTGAAGTTTTTGCAGCCATAGCTCCAGTTACAGTTTGGTTCTTGTTTCTTAAAGATTCTCCTTTATTTGCGAAGGGAACATAACCTGATTGGGGAGATTCTTTTAGTTCTCCTTCTTTTTCTTCATCAGTTTCTTCCTTTTCTTGTGCGTCTTCTTCGGCATCCCAGCTTTCGGAAGATTCGTCACCGAAAGATTCTCCACCACCTTCTTGGCCTTCTTCTGTTCCACCTTCTAGACCTTTTTCTCCATTTCCTTCTTGACCTTCTTCGGAATTACCTAGTACACCACCAAGCATATCATATAATGCCTGTGCAGTAGCTTTGTCTAATGTTAGTGTTACTTGATCTTCTTGACCTTCTTCGTTTCCGAATTCGCCAGAGCCTGAATCGGCACCAGCATCACCAGTAGGATCTATACCTAATGCTTGTTCGTCACTTTCCATTACTTCTTCGAATAGTTTTTCAAATAGAGATTTGCTCATATTTTTATTTACTCTCGAATGTATTATTTTTTGAAGTTTTTTTAATTTTTTTTCATTTTTGTTAAGTATATACATGCCTAGAATACCAAAAAAAGAAATTTACATGAATAATCCAGCCCTACCAACAGTAGAGGCTCAGTTCGAATGGACACCAGAAATGGTTGCAGATTTGAAAAAATGTAAAGAAAATATTTTACATTTTGCCGAAAATCATTTTTATATTGTCAATGCAGATGACGGAAGAATTAAAATACGATTACATTCTTTTCAAAAAAAAGCACTTAGAATGATTAGAGATAATAGATTTAGTTTATTTTTGTTTAGTAGACAGGTAGGTAAAAGTACAATTGCTACTATATTTTTATTATGGGTAGCAATGTTTCAAGATGATCAAAGAATATTGCTTGTAGCAAATAAAGAAAATACCGCAAAAGAAATTTTTAGGCGAGTTAGATTTGCATATGAAAATCTTCCGAATTGGTTAAAAGCACCAATTCAATATTATGGGCTAGAAGCTATGGAATTAGCAAATGGATCTCGTATATCTATAACTACTACAACAGGAACTGCTGGTAGAGGATCTATGGCTAATATATTATTTGTCGATGAAGCCGACTGGATAGAACCTAATATGCTCGATGAATTTTGGGCATCGGTATATCCAATTATTTCATCATCGACTAAATCTAAAATTATTATGGCATCTACTCCAAGAGATACTTCTGGATTATTTTATAAATTATATGATGGATCGGTAAAAGGTACAAACGAATGGGTTCATATGAAGGTGCTTTGGAATGAAGTTCCCGGACGAGACGAAAAATGGAAAAAACAAACTGTAGGTTCTTTATCAGATATAGGAATGTGGAAGAGGGAATTTGAATGTGTCGATGGGAAAACCCTCATTACCATACTAAATAGTAATAATGAAGAGCAGCAAATCACAATTGAAGAATTGTACAAATCATTCGAATTAAATAAAAACAATATAAAAATATTAACTCCTAATGGATTTGAGCCATTTTCTGGTATTCAAAAATTAACAAAAGATTGTTTAGAATTAATATTAACTACTACATCACTAAAATGTAGTAAAAATCATAGAGTTTTAACTAAATCTGGTGAATTTAAAATTGCCGAAGAATTAAAAATAAATGATGAAATACAAATAAAAAATGGATTTGATAATATTATCGAAATTAAATGTATTGGATCTTTACAAGTTTATGATTTATTAAATGTAGAATCTAATCAATATTACACAAATGATATCGTATCTCATAATTGCGAATTTGATGAAGTGGGAGAATCTGCAATAGATGGTGATCTTTTTGATAATATGAAAAGATATACAATGGAACCCATGTTTGTATATGATGATGGGAAATATTTATTATGGGAAAGACCAAACGATCAAAAAATTTATGTGGCAGGAGTTGATATAGCAGAAGGAGTAGGAAAAGATGCCTCGGTTATACAGATTTTAGACATCACAGAACCCAAAACAATAAAACAAGTAGCAGTTTATCATAATAATAAAATTACACCATCAGAATTTACTCCAAAATTAAGAGAAATTCTACAACATTGGGGAGATCCATTAGCAATGATAGAACGAAATAATTGCGGAGGACAAGTTGTAGATAATTTAAAAAAGGATTTTAATTATGATAATATTGTAAATTGGGGTATTAATAAAGTTGCAAACAGAAAATCTTTGCAATATGGAATAGTAGCTCATACTAATACTAAATACGATGCGGTAATGAATCAAAGATATTGGATTAATACTATGAAATCTATACAGATCAACGATATTAATACAATATTAGAATTAAAAGATTTTGTTAGGCATCCAAATAAAACATGGGGGGCTAAACACGGGGCACATGATGATCGGGTTATGTCTTTAGCATGGGCATTAATGATATTACACGAAGATATAGCCCCAGTATATTTTGATATTATAGAAAAAAACGAAAGTAGTAAACCAGTATTAATAAAATCTATGGATTATGGTATAAAATATTTTAACAATCCTTCTTCTATATATAATAACGAAAAAAATGGAATAGGTGGTGATGCATTACCTATTATAATAGGAGGTTCTAATGAATCATTGAATCCGGAATATGATGATTTGTTTTCGCAAGGATGGAAACCGTTTTTCACTTAAATAATAACATGAATCATTATGACCAATCTATACTGAATAAAAGCAGGAAAGACAAATTTGTATTAACTTTAGTATTACCGAAAGAATTAATACCATATAATAAAAGATTAGATAGAAATAATACAAATTTAAATTTAGACACTTTACAATTCTCTATTTATGGAGTGGTAGTACCTAAAAATAATATACCAGCAGAAGAAGTAAGATATACTGGGAGTACAGTATTCGTTTCATCTCATAACAAACCTTCATATGATCCAGTTTCAGTAAATTTCACTATTGATAATGAATTTAATAATTATTGGGTTATACATAAATGGTTAGATTTACTCAGAAATGAGAAAACTGGTATTTACGATGGAACCGAAATTTATAACAAAGATATGGGATTGGGTCGTTATTCTTCTGATATAATTTTAACAGCAAAAGACGAATTTCACAATGATATTATACAATGGACTTATAAATCGGCATTTCCAATAACCTTGGGAGAAATAACATACAATTATAGAGATGGATCGGAAGTTGAAACAAATTTTGAATTTGTTTTTCGGAGGATCGAAACAAATTTATTAAAAGTATAAAAAAAATCAAGTAAAAAATACTAAATATCTTTATGGCAAGAAGCATACAATCTCCCGGTGTAGAAATCATCGAAAAGGATCTTTCATTATCCCCAGTATTACCAGCAGGTACTAATATATTTATAACTGGATTCGCAGGTAAAGGCCCAACCGATGAAATTATACAAATAACTTCTATAGAAGAATTAGAACAAGTATATGGAACTCCAACTAATTCGGCGGAAAGATACTTTTATTATAGTGCTAGACAGATATTAAACAGCTCTTCTGGTAATTTATATGTAAACAGAATGCCCTATGGTGATGGAGCAGGAGCAGGTTACGGAAGTGCATATGGAGCATTAGTGTATCCTGTAATGGCAGTGAAAGAGAATTATATAGAAACTTACACTAATACAGTAACAGGAATAGATGCAACAATGTTCAAATTGTCTTCTGTAGATTCTAGAATTACTATAAACCGAGAATTGCTAGCTCAAAAAACACATCTTATCACTAGTGGTTTAGATACTTTTGATGTATTTAGTTTAGCTGCTGGATTAAATTTGATCGAGGGGTTAACCGAATATTATTCTAATAATAATAACAAAATAGGATTTGATGCTACATTGGGATTTGATGTAAGTGCATTAGCATTAAGTGCTAGAGATACCGCCGCATTATTTACAAAAAATTCTACAGAAACTAAATCGGAAGTATTTAGAAATGTTGCATTTATACCAAAAGAAATGTTCCAATTAACGCAAGTTGTAACAATTATCGATTCGACACCATCATTAGCAGTAATTAAAACCAATTTACAACTTAAAGGTTTGGATTATTACGAAACTTTCACGGCATCAGAAGGACAAGCAATAGTAGATGCATTAAATTTAAATTACACCACGAACAAAAATAGTACAAATCCTGTTACACTTCGTTTGGCATTGAGTGCTAGAATATGTGCAGACTTATTCACAAAAAGTGCCGATACTATAGTAACTACGGATTTAGATAGTGATTTAAAAAACACTTGTACCTATGTATACGGAGCACCCAAATTTTTCGAACTTAATTACGACCAATATCAGAGTGTATTAGATGGTTCGGCATTTTCTAATACTGGATATTCGTTCTCCCGAAATTCAGCGGCCTTGAGTGCTATAAACGGTCCTCAAGATTTCGGGAAAGCTGGAATGATAATTTTAAACAAGATTCAATCTACTATTAATAACAGATATGAAGGACATTACATAGGTATGGCTGATAATACTGGTATACAACCCAATAGTGATCATACAGCTATAAGATCCATTTATACAAATGGACAAACTGCTGGTAATACTGGATTGAAAACCGATGGTACTACTGCCAATACTAGATATATAGAAATACCAATTGCAAAATTAGCATTTCCTTTATCTGCTACTACTGATAGTGGATCAAACCGAAATTCTGATAGTATTTCGGAAGCTTTGGAAAAAACTGCTGCGGCATTCCCGGATATTAACGGAAATAGTTTTGATGATACTATATCATTTGGCTTGTTCAAACTTCGTACTAGTCCTTATAATCCAGATGCGGTTAAATTGTCGTTTGGATTCGAAGAAGCTCGTACAGGATCACTAGATTATTATAGACAAATAAACAACCAAAATGCTGGTACTCCTTCGAGTTTCTTCTTGGAAAATACGGTAAACAATTCTAATAATATTAATGTATTTGTTAATACATATATAAGTTCTAAAAACAGTGGACCTTGGTTAAATTCTGAGAATATTCCAATGAAAAAGGTTAGAATTTACAGTAAGAATGCTGTAAATACGATGATCAGTAATAAAGAAAATACCGCTTCTAGATTTGGATATCACTTAAGTGATACTAAAACACTTAATAAATATTTATCTTATGCTGATGCATTGTTCCCTATTGGATGTTATTCCTCGTTTACTACAACTGGTAAATCTATTGGATTGCTAGGATTCAAAATAGATAGAACTTTAAGAAAGATAGAAAACGACGAATTATTTGATATAGATTTAGTATGTGAAGCAGGGTTGGGTACAATATATGCAACAGCATGTGCTAACCACGTTTCATACTTTGATGATGCTCAAAGTTCTGATGGATTAGTAGAAGGTATGCAATCCATAAGTTTAAATGACGCTACTTCCGTATCTGATGAAAGAAATGATGTTAGAGGAAATTATATAGCTATATATAATATATTCGATAATTTTTGCTCTAAAATTAGAAAAGATTGTATGTTTATTGCAGATCCGTTACGTCAAATATTTGTGACAGGTAACAATACTAAAGTATTATCGGATACTAACAAATCATTTTCTCAGTATATTTATAATCCTCTGAAGCATTTGTACGAAACCGCTAATAGTAGCTATTGTACTACATACGGTAACTGGGTCAAGACCTTAGATTTATTTACAGGAATGAAAATATGGCTACCATTTTCCGGATTTGCTGCGGCAGATATGGCAGCAGTAGATAGGGATTTCGAGCCTTGGTATGCCCCCGCTGGGTTCACTAGAGGTCGTGTAACAAATGTATTGGAAGTTGCTATAGTTCCAAAACAAAAAGAAAGAGACATGCTTTACAAGATATCTATAAATCCCGTTGCATTCTTCCCAAATGATGGAATAAATATTTTTGGTCAAAAGACATTATTGCGTCAACCAAGTGCGTTTGATCGTATCAATGTTAGAAGATTGTTTATATATCTACAAAAAGCAACTAAAAAGACTACAAAATACTTTGTATTTGAACCTAATACCTCATTTACAAGAAATCGTGTAATTGCCACATTATCTCCAATTTTTAATAGAGCTAAAAACACACAAGGATTATACGATTATCAAATTGTTTGCGATCAAAGGAATAATACTCCAGAAATTATAGATCAAAATGAGCTAGTAGTTGATATTTATATTAAACCTGTTCGTGCTGCCGAATTTATATTAGTAAATTTCTATGCAACATCAACGGGTGCTAACTTTAGCGAGATAATTGGAGCTTAAAACTAAATAATAATATATATGCAAACTAATCAAATAATTAATACTTTTTATGATGATGCAGTAGTAAGTGATTTTGCTCGTGATTATTTATTTCGTGTCGAATCTGTGACACTTGATGGACTTCGGGGAGCAGCTATGATATTAGATCCAAGAGATATGTTATATGCAAAGACTGCTAAATTGCCGGGACGTACTATAGTAAATCATCCAGTAAAATACGCAGGTCAGACTTTTAATATACCGGGATCCGTAGAATATCCCGGAAGCGACAATTACGAAATGGAATTTTATTGTCCAGAAACTTCTGATATTAGAGAAAGATTGATGAATGAATCTCACAGAACTTTCGGAAATGTTACTGGTACTGCTGGTAGTGGTAGAGGTGGTGGATCTATTACTAATAGATTTTCTACCATAACTCTATTACAACTTGATAAACGTCTGGATGTTGTCACTAAATATGAATTGGTTGGATGTTCTATTAGAAATGTAGGAGAAATCTCTTATAGTATAGCAGAAGGTACTGGAGCAGTGATGTCGTTTAGTGTTGGTATTGCATATCATTTCTTCTCTCGTACTAATTTTAATGGAATTGCAGCTAATAATAGTTAAACACTAGATGCCAGAAGTTACAAGAACGCCGAGTTTAGTAAACCATTTTTTGGATTTACTAGGAACAGATTGGAATTATAATTTTCCTTTAAAAACTCAGTGGATTGTATCTATTGAACCAGAAGATGGTTCTAATTTATATTCTACAATTAAAGATTATACTGATATAGATGTACATGGGTTTTATATAGATCCAACAATACAGGCTATGCTTTTAAGCGAAAAGAGTCAACCCAACATAGACGGGTTGGCTCTTTATTTTGCACAATCAGTAAAAATGCCAAAAGAGTCATTAACAATAAGTAGTGCAGGATCTGATGGTATGGGAGGTTATTTGAAAGGAACCATAGCAGGAGATCGATTAGATATGATAGGGAGACATCTCAGTATCGATTTTCTGGATACTAATTTAGATTTTGTACAAACTTTAATTAGACCGTGGATAATAACAGCATCATATAAAGGTTTAATTAATACTAGATCAGAGTCTATAAAAGCTACTATTACGGTCAACGAATATACAAGACAAAGTTCAAACTCTGATAAACCGATGAGAATAAGTCACATATTTACTGGGTGTGTACCAATAGATATATCAGAAAAAGTATTAAAATATGATACAGAAGAAGTAAGTTCAAGCAGTGTGGGATGGACATATAATCAATATACATATAAAGTATATTCTAATTAATTACAAAATATGGATACTGGATTTACTAGTAAAATATTTTTACCAATTCTTAAAAAAAATATTAGAATAAAACCTATAACTAATCGTTATTATTTTGATTTAATCAAATATATTACTAATAATGACGAGGAGGGTATTTCTACCTATTTTGATTTTATATTAAATGAAATTATTATAGATAATTCTATAATAAAAAATTTATCAAATATTGATAAATTTTATATTTTATTAAATGCAAAAGCCTTGTCATCAGGTAATAAGCTTCAATTAATAGGAAAAAATGAAATTAAAACAGAAATTAAAGTATCAGATATAACTAATACAATTTCAATAAAATTAAAAGATATAGATTTAACCAAAATTATATTATATGATCAGATGGAAATAACATTATCAATTCCTACTAATCTTTATATAGATAATATTGATCAAATTTATAAAGAAATTATATTTTCTATTAAAATTGGAGATGATATTTTAAATTTTTTTGAGTTGACAGAATTAGAAAAGGACAGTATACTAACTCAACTTCCAGTTTCAATGACGGGAGATATATTAAATTATATAAATTCCACACAAAAGAAATTTATTAATATTAATCTTATTAATAAAAATGAAAAATTGGGTCTAGATGATTTAAATTTGAATGCATTTGATAATACATTATTTTATTTTATAAAATCTTTATTCAATGATAATTTAAGAAATTTTTATGAATTACAATTTATATTAATTAATAAAATTAATATGGCATATGATCATTTTTTATCTATAACTCCAAATGATTGCAAGGTTTTTATAAATTTATATAACGAAGATATCAAAAGACAACAGGAAGACCAAAAATCCAATTCTCCTAGTATGCCATCCATGCCAACTATGCCTAAATTTAAATAAGTTGCAAAATGGTTAAGTCAGTATAAATTAATATATGAATGTTGGAAATATCCTGTCTAAATTAAATGAAATTAATAATGCAAATTTAGTTTCAGTGTATGTACCATCAGCCGCAAAAGAAGTATCATTTAAACCAATTTCAGTTAAACAGCAACGCGATTTGATAAAGAGCGGGTTAGACGGAACATTATCAGGAATTACTATCAGTAATATAATAAATCAGATCATTTTAGACAATTCGGTGGAGGATTTAGAGTTTTTAGTTACGGATAAATATCCAATAATTTTGGCATTACGGAGGCAATCCTTTGGTTCTGTAGTGAATCTTAAACAAGAGGATAAAGAACAAATTTTTGATTTAGATGTGATATTGTCGGATAAACTAATCTATGATTATCCAACAGAAGTGCAGATCCCATTAGGAGGGACTTCACTTAAGGCTTATCTGAAGATAGTTTCTTTAGCAAATGACATAAAAATTAATAATATACAGCTAGAAAAGACCAGAAAAAATAAAAACGAAGAAATTAGTGATACGGTAGGATCACTATTTGTATATGAAATTGTCAAATTTGTATCGAAAATCGAAATAGAAGAAGATAATATAGTAGATATGTCAAATATTCCTATTAAAGATCGACTTACTATAATAGAAAATCTACCTGCTACACTGAATAATGAAATTTTAAATTATATTCAAAAGTTCAGAAAACATGAATCTGAATATATTACAATAAATGGTGAAGTATTATCTATTGATGCTAGGTTATTCTCTAAAGAATAATCGAAGTATAAATACTATAAGTGGATGATACTAAATTAATATCTGGTTTAGATGGTATATTAAAACAGTTACAGAAAATTTCTGCAACTATTGGTATATCTGTAGGTATTACAGATAAAGGTGGTAAACCTAAAGTAAAATCTACACTAGATACCTCAGAAAAAGCTAGAACTAAAGCAATAGCAAAAGAAACCGCCGAAGAATACAAAAAAGTATTGGGTCTTGGATTTAAAAAGCAAGATGCTAAAGCAACTGCACAAGAATTTGATTCTGTATTAAAATTTACAGATTATTTTAATAAATCTAAAATATCTTTAGATAAAATTAAAGATAGTATAGATAATTTGGTGAGAGTATCGAATACTAGTTCATATTCTGCTTATTTTGACAGTATTAAAAACGCTTTATATGTTTTAATAGGAAAACAGAAAGATTACGAACCATATTTAAATAGAATAGAAACTAGATTAGGCACTCCAGTTCCACAAACTGATTACGGCCCTATATTAAGCAGTATAGACGCTAAGATCGGTGCCCCCAAACCAGACTATAGTCCTATACTATCATTACTAAATGTAACATTAGATTCTATAAAAAATGCAGTGGAACGTAGTGTTCCTAAGATTACAGATACATTACGGACATGGGACATCTTTTTAAGAAAGATGAAATGGGAAGATTTTCGGACATCTATAATAGATTATATAACTAGAGCCGAAATTCACGCAACGAACTTAAATCAACAATTAACAGATTTAATTCAAGTAAACACAGATATTTTAAATAAAAAACCTGCTATGTCTGGTGGATCTACCGGTGGAACATTATCTAAATTGGGTAGTATAGCAGGTCTAATGGCATTAGGGACTGGATTGATATTAATAGTAAATGCATTAGTTAACTCAAATTTAATTAATACTGAAAATTTAGTAAAAGTACTAGGAGTAATCGGAGTAATTGTAGCAATGTTTGTAACCGTTGGGTTATTTGCTAGTAAAATGAAAGATGCTGCGATAGGATTTGGTATATTATCGGCAACTATAATGTTCTTGGTGATACCAATGATAGTAGGATTGGCTAGTTTGGGTATAGTAAAAATTACATTGGGTTTATTTAAACTGGGTGCAATCATGGCAGGTTGTTTGGGAGTATTAAAACTAATGAGCATGATCAAATCGAGTGATGTGATCGAAAATGTTAAAGGTTTTGCTTTATTTGCATTAACCGTCGGTTTTCTGATTATACCGCTAATTACTCATATAACATCTATAAACATAGTTCAACTTATAGAAGGATTGATGAAATTGTCATTAGTATTTGGTGCATGTTTATTAGCAATGAAAGGGGCAGAACGGATAAAAGGTAGTGATGTTATCAAATCTATGGCAGGGGTTTTAGCACTTTCGCTTATGCTTAAATTTTTGGTCATTCCGATGTTACTGGATATGGCTAACTTGGACTGGACCATATTATTATCAGGTCTTGCAAATGTTGCAATAGCAATAATTGGCATGGGAACTATTGCATATGCCATAGGTAAATTGGCAGAAAAGGGCGGAGTCAATATGCTTATAGGAGCAGCAACAATATTAGCATTATCGTTTACCGTTGGTTATTTAGGAGATTCTTTATCTAAAATAGCGGGTAAAGATTGGGAAGACATATATAAAGGTCTTGGACTAGCTACATTAGCTATAACTTTATTTGGTTTGGTAGTAGCGGGGATTGGATTATTGGTAGCAAACCCATTATCAGTGATTTTATTAGGTGCTGGTAGCATAGCAATAATAGGATTATCTTTTGTTGCTGGTTATTTAGCAGATTCTCTGAGTAAATTCTCTGATAAAGATTGGGATGAGATCATTAAAGGGCTTCGAGGATCTACGATAGCAATGTGGGAATTCGGAAAAACGGTAGCAAAGATGGGTGCTTTAGCATTGATTTCGGCACCATTATTAAAAATCGGAGCAGGATATATTGTATATCTTGCTAATGCTGCGGGTTTGGTAGCAGTTAATCTGGAATTGTTTGCTGATAAGCCGTGGGATAATATTATATTAGGTTTAATGGGCGCAACAATTGGTATGGGTATGTTTGGTGGAGTTGTAGCGGCAATGGGAGCCATAGTAACAACATTTGGGGCAGATGTCATTACAACAGGGGCAAGAACCGTAGAATACCTATCTATTATTGCTGGGTATCTAGCGGATCATTTAATGAAATTTGCATATCGACCTTGGAATAGTATAACCAAAGGTTTAACACAAGCTACTATAGCAATGTCTAAATTTTCTTTATTTGTGGGTGGGGTTGGGTTGTTTTCTAAGATAATAGATAAAGGAATTGGGGTAGTATATGATATATCGGATTTAATCGGGAATATAGCGGATAATTTAATGAAATATGAAGATGTGGATCAAATAAATTTTGAAAAAATCGGAAGTGGGTTAATTTTTTTGGGAGAAGGACTTAGATCGATGTTTTTCGGATCTTTATCTAATCTGGGTTCGTCAATGATCGATAGTATTACGGGATTTTTTAATGCAGATCCTGTCAGTTCAATAAAAAAATTCGAAAGTATAAATTCTGAAAAAATATATAAATTAGGATTAGGACTAAAATTTATGGGAGAAGGTCTTAGGAGTTTAACTACTGATATGGACTTATCAAATTTAATTAAAGATATTACTCTGTTAACTAAGCCAATCATAGATCTGGCATATGGAATATCATATTTTTCGGATGCTTATTCTAAATTTGATGCAATAAGAACAGAATCTGATCTTAGTATCATCAAAAATATAAATGTAGATAATGATAATGGCATAAAAGATGCAATAAAAGAATCTAACCAATTACAATTGGATATCTTAACAGATCAATTAATAGAATTAAGACGAAATAATCAATTATTGGAGGTATTAATCAATAATGGAGGAGGAAATAACAATAATCAAGAAAATCCATCTAATATAATACTAGGACAGTCTAATAAACGGAATACTGTATCCTCTCCATCGTTTGAAACTAAAGACAATTATCGAAATAATTTAAAATTGACATCTATGTCTATGCAATCTTAAAGTTCTATTTAATTTCATCTGATTAAATAATTTTATGTCCACTGGCAATACTATTAGAGTTGTAAGCAATAGATCTTCGGCCACAGATCCTACGAAATATGCCAAAAGATACAACAATGGGAAATTTGAATATGGAAGTGGATTTTCATCTCAAGCGGAAGCAGAGGAATTTTTAAAATCTAAGCCTGATAACGAGAAATTAAAGCAAGCATCGCCATATCAAGAATCAATACCAACTACTCAAGTGGTGGATATACCAAATAATATTCCATTAGAAAATATAAAGAACATTCCAACTCCAGCATTAGATGATATAATCAATGTAGTAAAAGATTATGATTGGACCTATTCTAAAAATAAAATTAAAAAATGGGACGAAATACCATATATAGAAATAAAAGAATTTAAATTAGCAGGTAATTCGTATCTATCCTCTTTGATGACTTCTGCATTGTTATTTCCAGATGTATTAGAATCCGGATACGGTGAAGGTACATTAGCGAGCAAATTTTATAAAAAATTAGAAACAGAATTCAAAGATAACAGTTTCGGAAAATTTATGGGAGCTATAGGAGAAAATGCTAATAAAGTTACGCAGAAATTACAAAAGGGAGTAGGAGAATTTGCATCTAGGATTACGGATCAAATTAAAAATATAGATACTACCGCAGAAGCATGGAAAAGTATTACAGGTTCTGACGATTTAAAACAAAAATATGCATATTTGTATATAAGAGAATCCACAAACAGAAAATATAGATTACCATATTTTGATAAAGGATATATTAATATAGGAAATGAATTTAGTGATACGTATAATAACGAAAACGAATTACAAAAAATGGCAAAGGGGTTTTCGGATCTTATACAGAAAACCGCAGGAATGGTAAATCTTGCATCTATTACAGAACCCGGAATGTTTATACAAAGACCAAAATTTTACAATTTTGCCACAAATGAATTTTCTATAGATATTAATTTTTATTTATTTAATACTATATCTCCTGATGCATATATCAAAAATTTGGAATTAATAACCAAATTAGTAATACAAAATACTCCACATAGACACAACAGAATATTAGTAGATCCTTCCTGTATATATGAGTTGTTAGTACCGGGCAGAGGATTTTATCCGTATGCCTACATATCAAAATTGGAAGTTACTCACGAAGGAACACGAAGAGTCATAGATGTAAAAGCAAGAGAAACTATAGTACCAGAAGCATTCAAAATATCAATTACATTAAAATCATTAACAAATGATGTTAACAATTTTATGATACCAGAAATGGGAAGAGCTGGGATTGATGTATCTAAAAAATATAATGCATTAAATAATCCTGTAACAGATAGTGCAAATAAAACAACAATAGAAGTAACTAGTCCCCAAACTGGATCTTCAGGACCTGTGTCTATAATAGATAAAAGTACGGGAGCTAAAACTACAACATTTACACAAGCTGGATTCCTACCAAACGTAAAAACATCATAATATGGAAAAGGTAACTATAACACATCCTCCAGAAAGATATGAAAATATTTTTAATATGTATCAATTTGATAATGATAATTCTGACACATATGTATTTTATAATATAGGATCCAAAATTACTTTACCATCAAACTTGGATGAAAGTATTTTTGAATATTATATAGTCGAATCAGAAATGCCACTTACTAATTTGAGTTATAAATTTTATAAAACCCAACATTTATGGTGGCTAATATTATTAGCAAACAATATTAAAAATCCTGTAAAATTAATAAATGCAGGATCAACACTTAAAATAATAAGAAGCGAATATTTATCTATTATATATAATTCAATGAAACAAAAAATTTAATGAGTACAGATCCTTCAAATAGTTTAGATCAAACACATTTCTATGCAAAATATGGAAATGAAGAATTTAATTTTTCTATATATATGCAAAACAACGAAGGATATTTTGCGTATTTAAATAGAAATTCATTAATGTATTTAGAAATAGATGATAATATTTTTAATTCATTCCATTCAGCAGTAATGATAATTGCTAATGACCAGAATGTATTAGAAAAATCGTCATCTCCATATGTTTTTTTGGGTAATGGTAGAGATATAATAAATATAGAAATACTTCCAATCGTAACTGGTAATTTTGATAAAGATTCGGAAGATGATAAAAGTAAAGAATTTTTAAAATTACATTTTAATTTTGTAATAATAGAAGCAACGGAAATTGTTTATAATAATACAATATGTAAAAAATTAGTATTAATTGAATGGGCACAATATGCTTTATCTGAAAATATATGTAATATATTTGGAATGCAAAAAGCTGGAGCAATTGTAGGGAATTATATGGAAACAAATTCCGGAAATGGGAAGACTACTGGAGAAATCATAAAATCTATATTATATGAAGTATATAATGATGGAAAGGAAACCGATGATTTATTTTACAGAGATAATATATCTAACGATATTATATATGAAGAAGATGGCGAATCTACAATTAATTTAAATCCTTACGGAGTAATGTCATATTCCGAAGTGTTAAATTATGTACTATCCTTCCACTCTTTTAAAAAATCTCCATGTATTTTAGAATATGATAGACACCAAAAAAAGTTTTTATTAATTTCTTTGGCAACAGTATTTAAAAATCATAAAAATAATGTAATAGAAACATTAAAATTTCCAGCACTGAGTCAATCCAATGATAATACTAATTCCAAAAAGGAATCTAGTACCATATCATGGAATACATTTCCGGTTACTTTCGACGAGTCTAAAATAAATCAATTTTATATTGAATCTCCATCATGTAAAGATAATGTGGTATTAGCTGGAAACAGTGGAATATTATCATGTTCTAGATCTTATAAATCTATGGTATATAATTTAAAAACTTTAGATAGTAGTAGCTTTATGGATACATTCTACGAATTATTTGTAAAACCTTTTAAAGACGAATTTACTAAAGATGGATCAGCAAAATATGAAGTATTTCCTAATTTTTATCCGAATCCAAATAAAAAAAATAATTATAATACCCACAAAGGGAATCTTTCACCAGAATTAGATGAAAGAAAATTCTTAAATCAAAAAATGTCGTCGTTGTTATATTTAAATAATACATATCAATTTAAACTTGTAGGTAAAACTCATAGAAAATCATTAGCATTTATAGATGTAATAAAAACGGGAGAAAACAAAAATGGACAATTTTTTGCCACTAAATATGATTTGAATGTACTAGGCAGGCATTTAATTACATCGGTTAAACATATTTTTGAATTTAATACATATAGAAATGAAATAGAAACTATAAAACCCTATCGATTAGTAGATGGTACTGATAATGGAGTATCATTAAGCGACTTTTTAAAAGAAAAAATATAATATGTTTTACCAGAATACATTCCCAAAATTTTTAGAAGCAATATGCATCGGACCAAATCCAGATTTTTTAGAAAAAAATACTAGTTTTTGTGATTATTTGAGTGCTTTTCCACAAGAAGTAGAACTTATGTACGACTGGAAATCCGTAAAAAGATCTTCTAATCCAATGAATGCATTAAGAAACTTCGCCAAAAAATTTATAGTATATGGTCCAGATTTAGATGTACAAACTTTAACATTTTTTGTCAAAAAGGTTAAAAATTTTCCAGAATATTACACCGAAACGATACTAAGAGAAGTGGGAGATGCATTTGATGCGGCAAAGGAGATACCAAATCCTACAGATATACCACCTACACAGCAAAATAACACTCCAATACAAGGAAGTTTTATAAACAATAACACTTCAATTCATCAAGATAATAGTTTTTTAAATAAATTAGCACAATTATTAGCTAGCTGTAAAAGTCCTTGTAATTATTTCAAACCTACATCATCTAGTATAGGAACATTAGCAGATTTCGGAAGAGCTTTGAGTGATAGCGCATCAATGCTAGCAATAGCAGGAGATGATCTGTTGCATGCACCGGTAAATATATCGACAGGAATAGTTAATAGAATCAAACCAGCGGTTAGAACGGAATTTTTTAAATTAAAAACTGCTACACAAGAATTATATCGAAGCGGGGTTAAACCATTTTTTACACAATCTGATAAAGATAAAGTCAAAGCAAGTATTTCAGATGGTGGTAGCCCAGATAAAAATTATAATAGATTGCCACTGACCGGTGATACTGATACATATTATCATGTATCGCAATCACATTCTAAAATTCAGTCTAAAATTAAAGAAAATTTAGGAGATTGTTATAGAACATTTGAACACGGACAAAGATTTAATCCATATGATCCAGCAATGAATGCTGCGTATGCAAAAAGAAAATATATGGGAGTAAAGAACGGAAATGTGAGTTCTTTAGTAGATATTACAGGTTCTGCTGCACCAGCAAGTTATGTAACCGAAACTACTTATGAAAATTCTTTAGATTCAGTTAATAATCAAGAATATAAAACATACGAAGATGGGAAAAAGGCTTCTCAGTATAATACTTATGACGGTCCTTCAAAAGGAGCAGAAGCCGTAGTAACTGCTGGCGGATCCAAATCAATAAATCCAGCACAAGCGGCGGGTGCAATACCCCAAGCAGACGCAGGAGCACCAGTACAAGCTGGTGCTGGATTGGAAAATGTACCAAATACTGGAAAAGTATATGAGTATGGGTTCGGTGAAGTTAAAATAACTGCATATGGATATATGATGGATGAATGTCCAGACACGGGATCTGAAATGGGTATAGGACATATGGATAATATGATAATACCCTTAAAAACTATTGCAGTATCGCCAGAATCTATTAAACAAGGGTTAGTAAAATCTGGAGACGTACTAATTATTACGGTTACTGATAAAAAGGGAAATACATGGACGGAAAGAAGACAGGTAGGAGATACTTCAGGAGCTGGATTACAAGACGGTAAAATTAAATATAAATTTTTAATTGACGAATTCTTACCGACCAAAAAAGGGAGTAAAATGGCAAATAGAGCTAGTGAATTGAAACTTACTATTAGAATAGCAGATACTAAAGAAGCTAAAGCAAAATGGAATGTACAAGAAGCATCAACTTGTGCTCCTATGTTTCTATCCAGAAATGATTGGGAAAGAGCTAAATCCCAAGGATTAAAGAAAGAGGATGGAACCTTAATGAAAAATATAGCACTTAAAATGAAATCCGGAGAGTATAATCAATACATAAAATGGAATGAGAACGAAACTTTATATCCATCGTTTGTAAATCATGGTGGTTGTACAGAATCCACGAAAGCGTGGACGAAACCAAAAGCATAATACTATTCGCTAATAGGAGTTATATCTATAACTTTAGATTTATTCATTAATTGTTTTAATATTTCGTCTCTAGAGGCAAGAAATGTAGTAGAAGCTTTTACTTCTAGTTCTTCGCGTTTACTGGCAACATCCATTTCTTTGATTCTAATAGAATTATTAAGTTTTTCTTTATTGATAACAATTTTATTTAAAATTTCTATCGCTCCAGATGTAGATTTTATTAATTCTGCTAAAGAGATAACATCATCAGCAGTAGGAGCTGCTTGCACATTATCCTTTATATATTCTACGGATTCTGTTGCATTTTCTACTAATCTGCTAGCATATTGTATGACAAATTTCTCTAGATTTTCTTTAGTAAGATCTGAAGGCATCGTATTTAGCTTTTTGGCGACAACAGGAACCGTTTTTAATTGATCTAATATGGAATTTACAGTATCATCGAGGTCGCTATCGTCAGACATAGAATTATTTAGGAGCTTTGGGCTTGCTTTCTAGTGCAAAGTATAGTATAGTTGTAAAAATATGCCATTCGTAGACTCTCAGTTCCCACATATTAAGATTTGTTTTGTAAAAACTAATGAACATGCTAAATTACCAGAAAGAAATAACAAGGATAACCTAGTAGGTGATACTGGATACGATATTTATGCGGTAGAAGATGTAACAATCCGTGCGCATAGCACCATTACAGTGCCTATAGGGCTCGACATCGGATATATCCAACCCGGTTATTGGATTCGCATCGAATCTAGGTCGGGAATGTTCTTCCGAAATGGTATAACGGCATTTCCGGGGGTTATAGATTGTTCCTATAGAGGAAAGCTAGGGGCTGCGTTGATTAATAATACAGATATTGAATATCAGGTCAATAAAGGTGATAGGATAGCCCAATTGGTAGTATATAAATTGATAGAACCAGAAATTTGCTGGGTTCAAGATAAGAATGAGACGATTCGTGGAGATAAAGGGTTCGGTTCATCAGGAAGATAATATGGATTTTAATACTCTTTGGTGCGAGAAGTATAGACCAAAAACATTAGAGACGTTGTGTGTTTCTGATGAAACACGAAGATTACTCGAATCATACAAAAAGAATCTAGATATTCCACATTTATTGTTTGTATCGACTCCGGGAACGGGAAAAACTTCTACCGCGAAAATTATAGTAAATGATATATTAAAATGTGATTATTTATATATAAATGCTTCGGATGAAAATGGGATCGATACAATCCGACATAAAATTATCGGATTTGCTCAAACTAAATCCTTTGATGGTGGTTTAAAGGTTGTAATTCTGGATGAGGCAGACTCTTTGAGTGGAGATGGTGCCAGAGCACTCAGGAATGTGATGGAAGACTATTCTAGTACTACTAGATTCATATTAACTGCTAATTATAAGCATAGAATACTAGATGCAATTAGAAGTAGATGTATTATATTGGATTTTGATCATAATATATCAGAAGTAGCTAAACATTGCGCTAAAATCCTAGCAAAAGAAGGAGTATCGATCCCACCAGATCAAATTAGTTCATTTAAAACCCTGATTAAGACTAGTTTTCCAGATTTTAGAAGAATATTGAACGATTTGCAGAAATATTCTACATCGGGGGTCTTGAATATACGGTCTACTGTAATTTCCGACGAATTTATTGAGGAATTATATAAATTATTACAAGAAGATGATGTAATTTCCATTCGAGAACATATCATCAAGAACGAAATGGTATTCCAATCTGATTTTCATGCATTGATGAAATCGTTACTGAACATTTTATACACTAAAAATATAGAATCTATGAGAAAGAAGGAGTCGATATTGACGATTGCTCATCATATGGATAGACATTCTCAGGTAATAGATATAGAAATTAATACATTTGCTTGTATGATAAGCTTATCTAAGATATTCCATACCACTTAAATACCCAGAAGTGTAGGATTCTTTACGAACCTTCTTACTTTTCTTTTTGGATTTGGGTTTAGAAACTGGAATTTTCGTATTTCCAGTGGGAAGTGAATAAGTAAGACCCTTTTGTCCACTTTCTACTTCTCCAAACTCTTTAGGCTGAAGAATTTCTTTGTTATCATAAGAAAATTCTGCTGGAAATGGAGCATAATTAGGATAAAAATCTTTAGTTACGCACAAGCACGAAGGAACTAATACATTATAATACCTTCTGCCGCCACCTTGATCAATAGCGACAGATAGAATGACATTTCCCGTCATGGATTCCGGATTTCCGGGATAACGTAGCGGTTGGGTGTCATTAACACCAATAACACGAAGGTGTAATTTACTATTTACTAATTCGTCTAGATCTTTTTTTACATTGTCATGTAATCTCTTATATTCTGGATCGGATTGGTAATTTTTAATAATTTCAATATAATCTCCTACTAGAAAACCTCCTCTGGTTGCTCTGGTAATATTAGATTCGATTAATTTGATAAACTTCTTTTCCATAAGATTATTTAGTGTGACTATTAAATATTTTTATGGGAAAAATCTCTTTAGATAATCTACCATCATCACTGATGGCTGCGCAGAATTACTTATATGCGGATTTACATCTAGATTTAAAAGACAGTTATAGCATAAATAATCTTTTATATCAAAATAATGAAGTAAAAGATTTGGAAGTAGATTTTGATGTAAATGCAATCATAAATTCGTTAAGAAATCTGTTTACAACTACACCGGGAGAAAAGATACTAAATCCACTATTTGGATTAGATCTTCGAAAATATATTTTCGAACCAGCTACTATAGAGGTAGCCGAGAGGATGAGATCGGATATATATATGCAAGTCGGAACCTTCGAACCTAGAGTAAAGCTTACAGATGTCAGGATTACCGTATATGAAGATGCAAACGAATTTGATATAGTAATATACTTTAGTATTCCTTCTATAAATATACATAACATATCATTTCTGGGAACAGTAAATAATAATGGGTATAATTACAAATCATAACAATGAGCACTTCATCCTTTACTGAATTTAAACTACCAAGAAATGCATATGCAGCATTTGATGCACTAAGTATTAAACAATTAATTACGAATCGTTTAAAAACGATGAATGTATTTCCAGATATAGACTATGAAGGAAGTAATATTAATGGATTAGTGGATGTAGTAGCATATACATACCATGTATTATTGTTTTATCTTAACCAAACGGCAGCAGATGCTACATTTTCGCAGGCAGAATTGTTCGAAAACATGAATAAGATAGTATCTTTGATCGGGTATAAGCCTACAGGGAATCATACATCAGCATTGAAAATAAATATGTACGGAACTGTTGGATTGGCAGTAGGATCATACTCCATACAAAGATTTTCATATATTATTATCAATAATATATATTATTCATTTAATAAAGATATATCTTTTCAAAAAACCACATATTCCATAGCAGATGAATATATAGAATCGGTGGGGATGAATAATCTATTATATCAGGGAACATTCAAAGAATATCCGTTATATTCAGCGATTGGAGAAAATTTTGAAGTATTTACATTGAATATAAACTATCCATTAGACTCATCGTCTAATAAGATGATAGATCATGATAACATATTTATATATGTACAAGATATAGAAACTGAAAAGTGGACAGAATGGAAAGAAATAAATAGTTTATACTTATCTGATAATGTATCCAAAGTATTTGAAAAGAAATTGAATGAATATGGTCATTATGAAATTAAATTTGGAGATAATATCAATGGTAGACGTTTAAATCCAAGAGATAAAATTGCTATATTCTATTTAGAAAGTGATTCTGCGAATGGAATGGTAGGTGTAAACTCTAGTAAAGAAGGAAAAATACAAATATATAAATCTAGTCTATTTGATCAAATATTTAAAGATATAAAAGACGAAAATTCGAATTATTTGACCAGAGACGATTCGTTGACTTTGAAATTTGACAATGAATATGCCTCAATTCCTCCTACTACGATGGAAACGGTAGGAGAAATAAGAAAAAATGCCCCATTATTATTCTCATCACAAAATAGAGCCGTTACTACGTATGATTATGAATCTTATGTAGTAAAAAATTTCGCAAATATCATACAAAGTGTAAAAACTGTATCAAATAAACAATATACTTCCGAATATTTGTCATATTTTTATGAATTGGGTTTGGAAAGACCTAATTTAGACGACAAAATGCTTTTCAACCAAGTATCATTCAATGATGCGTGTGATTTTAATAATGTATATCTATTTTGTGTTCCAAAATATGGAGCGATACAAAATGAAACAACCCCAATTGATTTATTTTTTGCGCAAAAGCAGATATTAGTAGATAAACTGAACACAGTCAAGATGATAAATCATAATATTGTGGTAAGTGATCCAGTCTATGTTGCATTTGATATAGGATTACCGACTTTAAACGAAATTATTACATCAAATATCAGAAATGAATCTATAATCAGAATCACACGATCTCCTAATCAGGTGATATCAAAAGATCAAGTCAAAAATACAATTTTTAATTTGATAAAACAATTTTTTGCACAGGAAAACAATGAATTGGGCCAATTATTAAATTTGACAAATTTGAGTTTTAATATATTAAACATCGAAGGTATAAAATCACTAGAAACCGTTCGAATGGTGGGAAATGTAGAATATAAGACTCCTAATATAAGTTTTATATATTGGAATCCTCTATACTCTAGTGCAAATATTAATACTACAGCTCAAAATATGAATTTGAATTTTTATCAGTTTCCATTTTTTTATGAAATAACAAATTTAATTAATAAAATAGAAATTATATAAAATGGAAAATTATCATAGATATATATATTTTGCTACATTAGATTATGCAGGGACGCCTACAACTACTGGATATGCACTACCGATTACTCCATTTACTTTTATACCAATATTTGATGACGGGGATAGTGTAGATTATTCTAAACAAAATATATTGTGGGATTTTGGAGACGGAACTACATCGAAGACAATTACTGCATCACATTATTACGAATTGCCCGGTTGGTATACAGTAAAATGTTATATATTAGGAAAAGAAGGAGCTGGATATGTAGATGCATTTTCTCAAAATATATTAATACATGATTATATTTCAGATTCATTAGCAATACAAGGAGTTAACAGTAAAACAGACTCTGGATCTGACCAAAATCCATTTAAAGTATACCGTTTTAATAGTTTACATACGCATAAAATATTATCATCGGTAGGATATACCATAAATCTACATTCTGACGGCAATGTAGCTCCCATATTAGATATGGAAAAGTATAATAAAGATGTATGGGCACATCTCAAGCCATCCTGTAGATTTGAATCATACGAAATAAACCAAACAATGGGAACTTACGAGAGAATTCCAGTAAGTAAAATACAAACAGATAATAATACAGATATCTATGCTAGAGTATTTAATAATAAATTGGAATTGTGTCCTGCATTCTATGACGGAGCATGTTTAGTAGGAACCTCTGGAAGTAAAGTAGTTTATTATATAGATGATATACCGAAAGATATTAATATAATAGAAGGAGAACAACCTATTAATATATATGCATCATTTGATACTAAAAAATTTAAGGATTTAGATTCTAATGGTAAGAATTATCCCGATAATAGATATTCTATATTGAATAATATATATAATTCCAACGGTCATTATATTATAATACAAAAGATAAATTCCGATCATTTAACCATAACTTCTAATGGTATAGATGATGATAATAATGGTAATTTAATAGATAGTTTTAATATATACCCACAGAAATTTATAGGACAAAAAATACCATTTGTAGTTAAAATTAAAGATGCATTCGAAAAACCTTCAAAATATAATAACATATTACAGTATAATACAAATTCTAATTTAATTTCAGCGCAAATATATTTAGAACTAAGAGATAAAAAAAATAAATCTGTACCGAATGTCAAATTTTATTCAAATTATGGTGTATTATCTACTGAAAAATACGGAGGGTATTTCAAAGGTTATCTAATTGTAGACAAACCTATATCAGATGTACATATATATGCTAAAGCAGTTCCATCAGTATCTAATAGCACTAATAAAGGATATAGTGTGGATACTACATATAGTCTAATAAATAGTCCACAAACATATAACATATATAATTTATCAATACGAAACGATGTTAAAAATAAACAAAGAAAAATTATAGAACAAACTACATTTAGTTCCAATGTATTATCTGGGATATATTCATCTTGTGTAGTATCTAAAAGATTAAATGATGGAAGTAGTATATATTATGCATGGATGGTGGATTCGGATTCGGATAAGATATTAAAATATGATATTCTTAATAATACGGTATTGTATGACCAATATGTTTTACCAGAAAATTCATCTCCATCTGATATTTGCAGTGATAGAGATGGAAACGTGTGGGTAACATTATACGATTCAGTTAGTACAATTAGAATTAATAATCTATCTAATCAAATTGATTATATCATAAAACCTTCAATTGATAATACCGTAACCATAGATCATGGAAATACGGTAACTCCAGCATCTATAGATACAGATACAGAAAATAATATATGGATATCATATTCTAATCCAACATTATCATTTATTGAAAAATATAAATATGACGGGACATTCTTATTTAAGAATATATTATCTCCTAAATTAGAATCTACGGAAATTGTAACAGATCTGAAAGGAAATGCGTGGGGTATTGGTAAAGATACAACTACAAATACTAAAAAGTTATCATCATATAATGATAGAATTTATAAAATAGATAAAGATGGAACTTCGTTGATATATTATGCTGGTGCAGGGAGTTTATGGAATCTAACTATAGACGTATTAGGAAATGTGTGGGTCACTAAAAATATAAACGAGGTAATGAATATAAATTCGAATACCGGACAAATACAAACATTTCGATTAAACGATAAAATATCAGATTCATATATAAGTGATTTGGAAGGAATTGCGTGTACAACGGATAATAATATAATTATAGTAGATAATACTAATAAGAAACTATATTATTTTGATGCTAATATAGATAAGTATGGATTTCTCTTACAAGAAGTAAAAATAGATACTGAATTATCACCTGATGGTACAGTACCTAAAATAGAAGCATATGGAGATTGGAACGGATTTAAATATATAAATAAATTCCAAAAAGGAAGAAAACCACCGGATCCTATATATGGGAAAAGTAATACATTTAATATATATCCGTCAGACGAAGGAGAATACGAAATAAGAAAAGTTAATGAAAATTTTGATATGAAGAAACAAATGAAATCATATCGATTTCAGGAGTATTTATTAAATGCGGATTCTGTATTCGATGGATTCATGGGAACCGCATTAGGAACATTATCATCAGAACCAGAAGAATTAAGTAAAGTAATCTACGAAAAAATATCCAATTTTAATGATAATTTACAAAATATAGATACATGTAATATCAAAGCATTACAATCAATGTATGAAATGTTAGACGAGAGCTTTCTAACTTTTAACGATACTAGTTATAATCTACCAGCGAGATTATCTAGATTGGTGGATATATTTTCTATAAAATATTCAAAATTAAAAGGAAGTAAAGATAAATTTTCGGATAATTTTGATGACAAAGGATATAATAACAAAGCATTAAGAGAAAACAACCAAGAAATTTATTATGGATTTAATAAAGGTGATAAATTAGATTTTTTTACTGGGATATTGACCGCAGGAAATAATATAATAGCTTTTGAAAAATATAGTGAAACATATAGGGTATTGAATACTGATATTCTAAGTTCTACTATAGGAGGTATACAGTATATTGATAATATTAATAGAACGTATAATCTAAGCTCGTATCATCCAAATTGGGGATGGTCTTTGATACTGCCAGATAATTACAACAATAGTCAAATACCATTATTTTATGATTTCTACGAATATCTAGTAGCATATTCGAACATACAAACAGAAGGAGTTATAA